TTTTGCAATACGGTGCAGTTCCCTATGCCCAGATAAAGTACCGTGGTCAGTGATGGCAATTGCTGGCATCCCTAACTCAACTGCACGGTCAACGTATTCTTCTGGAGTAGCAATCCCATCAAATAATGAGAAGTGTGTATGGACATGTAAGCCGACGTAGTTCATATTACCAATCAGCGTTGGTAGATGAAGTTACTGAAGGGCCGTCAAAGCCCAAGTAAAACGCTTCTTGTTCAGCATATGGAATCTTTTTTAATGCTGACTCAAGTGGGTAAGGCTTAATGTCTCCCCAAGCAAATGGCTCCTTGTCTGGAGCAGATGGAATAAGTGTGTAATTGGTTTCAGTTCCCTGACCATTACGCTTTAACTTCCATAGTACGTTTGAGATGCTTCCTGTTTCAAGAGCATACTCACGAATTGTGTTGAATGAAGATTGCTTGCTGATACCCATTGACCAGATTGCAACATATGGCGCTTCGATACCATCATCAACTAGTACATTGCAATAGAAGCGAAGACGGCCACGCCATCCTGCCTTTGGATCTTTACGGTGCATTTCTTCTGCCCAGTCACGACCCTCTGTGTCCATTGTGTCTACAGCCTTGCGCTTGTAGTCCTTTGGGTTTACGTGTTCCTTTACAACTAGTGCAAGTCCACGCTCTTCATTATAGTTTGCAGAATCTTCATCAAGTTCTTCAATGAAACGAATCTTAACTGATTGGCCGTCTGCAAGTTTTAGCCACTTGACCTTTGGTCCGTCATTTTCGTACTTTGGCTTGTCGAGCAGGGCATTAATGTTCTTGAGTCCCTTTACTACGCTCATATTATTTCTCCTTTGGTTGTTATATTAGTTTAGCATAAGTGATATGGATTTGTCAAACTGGAACTCTAAATCTCTGAGTTCTTCATCTGACATGTCTCCAATATCTTTATACTGATTTTTTAGTTTAATAACGGATACACGAGAAGAAAGTTTTTCAACTATTCTATCTTTCATGTTTCCTCCTGCTTCATCGTTATCTGCAACAACAATAATGTTATTGAAGTACTTCTGAAGCAATTCTATTTGTGTATTTGAAACGTTGGCACCAAGAGTAGCAACCGCAGGCAAGCCTACTTGATCAAGCCTGATTGCATCAAATGATGACTCCACTACGTATACTCTATCAGATTTCTTGACTCTGTGCAAGTTAAATAGAGTCTTGCTCTTTGGAAGCCCTGGAGTATTCTTAAAGTCTTTTCCCTCAACAGATCTTCCAACAAAGCCAATAGGGATTCCATCTGGACTGTGGACTGGAACTGTTACCATATCTTGCTTATCAGAATAACCTAAAGAGAATTTCATCCAAGACTCCATCTCTATGTGTCTTGACCTAAAATAATTCTTTGGTCTATCCATTGATACTAGGTTTCCGTATAGTCTTTTTAAAATGTTGGTATCAAATTGTTTAAACTCTTCTTCAACTATAAGACTTCTATTGATATCGTCAACTAGGTTAGTCAACTTTTCTTTAGACTTAATGTATCTTGCTGCCTCAAAGTATGTTCTTCCAGATGTATGCATCACTAATTCTATTAGGTCTGCAGTTTTCTGACAAGAGAAACAAAAGAACAATCCATTTAGTTTGTGAACTTCCCCTGCTGGGGTTCTATGGTTATTGTGAAATGGGCAAAAGATTAGATAGTTATCAGACAGGTCTGACTCTACCTCTATACCCGATCCTGTAAGGATTCTTTTGACTTGGTCTGCGGTATAAAGATTGGATTCGTTCCGTCTATACCTGCTATCCATTCACTTTTCCTCTTCCCTGCGTAGACTGACTGTATTGATAATTCAAATTCGTAAAAGTTCTTAACACTATTATATCTTATTGTGAAGTCTGGGTCAAGATCAATTCTTGGCACATATCCACTTAGTTTCATTTCTGATACTAATAATCTTATATATTCTATTTTAAGCCTGCCGATAACAGAATCATCATGAATGACTCCGCTAAGGTAAAACCTTTTTATGGGTTTATGATGGTAAAACGTAGGTGGCAAGTTCTCCTTATTTTTTGACATATCATATTATAACTACTTATCTTCAAAGTCTTTATACCTATAATATCCCTTATCAAAGTCACACTGGACTAAGAAGTCTCCCATGAACCCGTTACGGTTCTTTCGGAATGCACACTCAATGATATCACTGTTGGTCCCACGGCCCAAGGCAAGGACCCAGTCAGCATCGTAAGCAATCTGTCTAGACCATGCTGTTTGACCCAGCGTAGGTACCGTAGAGAGGTCGTTAACGTCATCTGGTGTCGCTGATGAGATAGCAATAATAGGCACCTCTTCACCAATAGCCATGAGTTTAAGTTCTCGTGAAAGGTTCTTCATTCGTACCGTTTCATTGTCTGACTTCTGATTAGGAGCCATCAACTGTAGGTAGTCTACGATTACAAAGTCTGGCTTGTACTGATCAATCTTTCCACGAAGAACAGAAGGGTTGATCTCTCCACCACTATCATTTGATATGATGTGAAACTCTGGCTTACCCTGAAGGTTCTTTGCATGCCAGTCTTTCAGCATATCTATCTCAATTTCACCATTACTAATTTTACGGTGTGACCAACGACCTTCACCCATAATTGTAAATACACGATTTCGAACTTCTGTCTCACTCATTTCAAGCGAGATTACCATTGGACTCTTGCCCTGCTTCCAAGCCTGGACTGCAAAGTATAGAGCAAGCCAAGACTTTCCAATTCCTGGATATGCAAGAAAAACTCCAAGTTGTCCTGGCATAATTCCAGATGGTAGGTAGTTATCAAATCCTGGCAAACCTGTTTTGATTCCAGACAAACCAAGTGACTGCTGGACCTTAACATTTTCAAAATAAGCAATTGCAGATTCAAGATCTGTTACATCAATATCACGAATCGCAGAAGTGTTCTTCTTTAGTTCTGATGTCTTTGTAATAAGATCATTTAAAGCAACTGTTCCCTGATTATTTTGGACATTGCTTGCTGCTGATCTTAGGATATCTTTTAGGCTGTCATTTAGATACTCTCCTTGCAGTTCTTCAAGGTGATGCTTAGTTGCACCAACATTTGGAACTGGCTCAAAATCTCTAAACTTTTCTGTAACTAATTCTGCTGGCGGAAGACTTGCATTATTTTCAAAGTATAGACGAATGAATTGCCAAATGTCTCCATGAGTTCTAAGAAGGTTATCCATGTTAGCCTGTAGCAAAACATGCATCTGCTTATCTTGAAGTACTGCCGTAATCAACTTTGACTCTGTACTATTCACTTAGCCACTCCCTTGCCATTCGTCTGCGTTCTTCTCTTTCTGCGCTATCTTTTATTTTATCTCTTTGTGCCTGTAATATTTTTTCTGCATTGTATGCAAAGTAATTCCAAGATGGACTCTCTGCGACTGAAAAGTAATACTCAAGTATATCGTAACATCCTGGTAAAGTGTAGGACTCAACTAGGGCATCTGAAGCCCATTGCTCTACATTTAAATTAAGGGATGGCTTTGATTCGTACCTTGCGGTATGATACTTGCTGTATCTTGAAAGCAAAGCCATACGGTCTTTGCGTTCAGCCATTATGCTTCGGCAGCCTCTTCTTGTGCTTCCTTGATCTTGTCTGTAAGTTTATCTTCAACAAACTTGTAGACACGCTCAAAAGCCTGATCGATGTTCTCTCCATTGCGCTTTGCATCAACAACACCAAGGTCTAGTCGTAGTGACTGAAAGTTGCCAAGGTTTAGTGTGTATCCAAGTGTTACAGATACCTTTGTCTCTTCGTTTTCCATTTTATACCCTTCGTTAAATAGATTCATTCCAGATTGGAATAAATCGCCCATCTTCTGTTCTCCTATATGTAAGTATACCATCGCCCATTCTTCGTGTCAACTCTTGCTTGCTGGGCGTAATATCATTAGTAATTAACTTATCTTTTCTTGGTCTACCAATATGGTATGAAGCAAGTATATCACGTATCTCTCTTACTTGCGATTCAGAGTAGTATGATCTTACCTGAAACCCTCTAGCCCCACCCTTTTGCGATCCCGTTGGAAATGGGATGACTCCCCGCTTCATTAAGTCTGGCATATATTTCTTATGACGATTAACTAATTCAGCAGTCTGGCCAACTGTATATGCTCGTTCTCTTTTATTTTTAAATTCATTAATTAAACAACTTTCGATTTGATCTTTTGTAATATTATAAACAGACATTATCCCATTAGAATGATTATAGTGATGTATTCTAACAAGGTCTCCATTTAGAAACCAAACTTTTTTGTTACCTGGTATTACAGGTGACTCATTGTATTTTTCGCTCTCAATAGTTCCTTTTTTAGTAACCATTGTCCCTCCAAAGTGTGGCTAGGCGGATGGAAAAAAAATCTTGAACCGCATGTCATACAATATACTTCTAGATGATTAATCTCAGTATACTGTCTATCTACAAATAATCTTCCTTTGCATTTATTACATGTCATCATTAGTTTGGTATTCCAACTATGATGATGTTAATTCCAATAGTAGTATCTCCACCACTATTAAATTTAACCGTTCCTTCTAGTCTTGAAGTTGATATGCTATTGATAGTTACAGAAACATCTTTTCCAGCATCTGTATTTCCAATGTTAATTGGTGTTGCTGTAACTACTGGGGCAAACTTAAAGTCTGTTCCAAAATCATAGAAGAATGGCTCTGTAGATCCTGCTGTTTTTGTTACGCTTGTTGTTACCTGCTTATACCCTCCGATTACACGAGCCTCTGATATCTTTACGCTTTGCTTTCCAGATACTGGTGTGTCGACTGTGACATACTTGTTTGTTGATGTAGATACCTGAGAAGATAGATCATTAATAGCCTTAACAATCTGATAAATATATGTTACATCAAGGGGTTGCCCACGCTCTGGTACAGGTAATATTGCCATACTACAATTATACCAGAGACCTAGTTGAGGATTCGAACACTTTAAGTGCTGTGCTAATTGCTGGCTTTATAGATGCTAATTGGACTATCACTTTAACAGATTGAGGACTTCCAGTCTTCAAAAATGAAAAACTTGTTCCTGTTGTTATACCAATATGTACTGGCTCTGCAGAGTCATACTTGGCAAAAATATCATACTTCGTTTGCTCTGTTGGATTGGATGAGTTAGACCAGTTAACAAATATTGTATTTCCAACTACCTCTATATCACCTGGCAGTTCTTTTACTGTTTGTGAATCTACCACTAAAAAAATTTGAGACCACGCTGACTTTCTATTTTTATCTTCAGCAACCATTCTGAATCGCACAACTCTTCCGTTGTCTTGTGTTACCTTGCCTAGTAATTCTTTTTTAATTACAACATTTTTAATTCCTGGATCTGCCATCAGAGCACATCCAATGCAAACCTGAACTCAATATAGTTTGTGGTGTTTGCTGATTTAATAACTGTTTTTGCTTGTGGTGTTCTCATTACTGAGTATCCAGTTAATCCATATATAGAATTTGTTGATGTAACATTTTCAAGTCTAAAACCATCAAGACAAACATAAAAATCTTCTGTTGGCTCTGTGCTTCCATCTTTGACAACAGATGCGTAGATTCTTACAGTGTTGATCTCTGACCAAGAGAAGTCAGAACTCTTCTGCAACTCTTGAAGTTGTTTTGATACTACAAAGTATCTATTAGTTGCAAAGTTATTATTTGTATCATCAACAACTGCTTCAAAGATTGCCCATTTTCCATTTTTAAAAGTTCCTGTTGAGGAAAACTCAACAATAATCCTAACAGACTTTGGCTGAGTTACTGAGTCTCCAATTCTGTTTACAACAGAAAATGCAAGTCTTAACTCGTCTGTTGGAGAGTTCTTGCTAAAGTCAACGGATGTATCACTTAGTTGTATAAAATTTGAAGGCTTGTTTGTTGCTATGTTTACTGCGTCAAGGTGCCCATTAGAATCTATAGATATTTTAGAATTGTTTCCAGATATAGCAAATATGTTATTTAAGAATCTGCATCGTTCATATCTATTAACTCTATTTGAGTTTGTAAAAATTTTGTTATCTGCGTTTGTTTGAAACACTGGATATACTTGACTAATTATATTTGTCTCTACATCGTTAATCAAATATCCAGATGAAGAAAATGTTCCAGTCACTGCTGCTGGAGCGGTAACGGTAAATGTTGTTGAGGTAGGAGTTGTGGCAATTGCTATATCAGACAAGTTAAATACAGATGGGGATACACCTGAAATAGATATTCTAGTTCCAGAAGCAAGACCATACGCTGCATCAGTTGTGTATGTAATCGTAGTTCCAGAAGCAACTGCATTTGTTATTTTTACTACACGATCATCTAGAGGCTCATAGATTGATGGAATTTCTGCTCCTTGAGAAGAATATTTCCATGCCTCTGAATCAGAAAAAGAGTAGACAGTCTTACTGTCAAATGATCCTGCTGAAGGATTCGATGCACCAGAGAATAAACCAACCTCTGTAATCTCATATCTTTCTTGTGTAGGGAGTTCTGCTGTTAATACAATCTTTGACACTCCAGATTCATCTACAAATCCCCTTGAAATAATTGGGACACGAAACATTTCAAAGTCAAGTGATTGCTTATCTGAGTAGTCAACTGCTGCACTGTCTACTGCAACAGGCTTAGGTCCACAGCCTACTGCAATATGGGAGGCATAAGATGCTGTTTGTCCTACCAGGTATTTGGCAAGAATATTTTTGCCTGTATTAGTTATCATTAATTTCCTCCACTATATATTGTATCATCAAAAACTTCTCCACTTGTCAATATCTGAACCTCTGCCTGTTCGCCTTCTTTTACATTTATAAGATTAATTATTAAGTCTCCACTAATTGGATCAATATATACTGACTTGCAGTTTGGCACCTTTGTCCACTTAGTCTTGTCTGGCTCCCCCGCTTTTTCAATAAGGTCATACCCATTACCACACACTGGGAGCCTGTCTAATATAGAAATAGGGAGTGACTTAAAATATGAGTCTGAAGACTGTAGTCTTAAAATATTGTTTGGGTTATATTGCAAATACAAATCAGTTAAATTTTTAATAGGGTTATAAACTACCTTTTGTCCATTTACTAAGTCATGTCTAGATATAGTTGCTAGTTCCTGACCTCCTATATCTTCAAATATAAGATCAGTCATTATCTCAATAGACATGACCTCATCACCCTTAATAATAAGATCTGGTGTTGCAATTTTTACGCTATTATTAGTTGACGAAGACTGTGGGTCTGGAAGATTTGCTGTTGCACTTGTTGACATTAAACTACCTCACTTAAAAATACTGTCATGCTTGGTCCATCTGAACTCTTTGAATAGTCTATATTATATACTACAAACCTTGTTGAAGGAGAAGATGCCATGTTTATTCCATTTTCTTCATAGTCAAGCGTAACAATATCTCCTAGTTGAATTGTTGGGATTGCAAATATCTGCACACCAACAGAAATTCTTGGCTTTGTTATTTTTTCAACTAACCATTTCATTAGACTGGTTGCTTCATCGTACGACTGAATATATGGAGTACTTAGAGAAAAATCTTTCTTACCGTAAGTCATGCGACTTAACTTTATATCTTGATAGTCTTGCTTAAACTTATAAGGGTTTGATATTAATTTATCAGAAACAAATTGAGGGTTAGAGGTTGTGGTGTTTTTATTAAAATAATCATCAACACTTAGCCTATTGTCAGACTGCTGTGTAAATGTTACACCTTGCACTCTTAGATAGTTTCCAGTAGTCTCATCTAAACTGATTGCTGTATCTGTTGAGTTGAAGATAATAAACTCTGCCCCATACGATCCCGCTCTAAATCCAGAAACAACGTATCCCTTAATCTTATTAAATGTAGGGGATATCTTTGCTGTAAGCGCTGGAAAAGCCTTGTCATATTTAAAATTAAATATTGCTGCTTCTCTCATAATGCTTCCAAACTCTTCAAAATATATGTTGTACTTTGGTGCTTCAGATGCTCCTATGCCAGAAAGATATGTGTCCTGGATCAATCCGCTAAGGGCATACTTTCTAAATGACTCATTTGCATCGATATCAGAATCTCCAAAAACAGAATTTACTGGAGCGCCCAAAGAGAAGGTTGTGTTTTGTGAATAGTTGTTGCAAAGTGCATAAACATTTTCAAACATTATTCTAGACGACCCTCTTGAAAATAGCGCTAGGTTTGAATAAACTGGAAGCGGATCAAGGTCATCTACAGTTTTAATTAGTTTACCATTTAGATATAAATAAAACCTTCTTAACTTTCCAATATCCTCATACTCTGCTGCAAGGTCATAGACAGTTGAATTTTCTTCTGCAACAATTCTTGCTTGACCAGTAAACTTTCCATCGTCTACAGTAATTTCTCCAAGACCTTCCCAAAGTTTAATTGGGATAGCCTTGCCACCTTCTGATTTAATCTTATAAAAGAAAACATTGCTAACGCTTTGTCTTTCATCTTTAGATAAATTGCCTAGGCCCAGTGCTGCTATTTCAAAATAGTACCCAACGTTTGTTGTTGGATTTAGCATGAATGAAAGACCTCCAGAGCCTCCAGAGACATTTATATTTTTATCTGGTGTGCTCCCATTAACAACATACATAGTAGTAGACCCGTTAGATGTCTGGCCTCTATCTTCATTGTTTTCTATTTTACCAACAATTCTCATTCTGGTTCCAAAGTGCTTATACTTTTTTTCTTCTAGTGACTTAGAAACATAAGAAATAAAGTCTCTTGGCTTTTCTTTTGTTGTAAAGTTTGGTCCAGTTAGAGAAAGAGCAGATGACTGAAGCGTTCCTGTTGGGACAGGATTTGCTGTACTAACTTCTCCTGTAAAAGAAGTTGACATAAAGTTTTTAATAATACCACTTCTAGAAGAAGTCTTTGCTAGAGCGTCAGATGAAACTCCAGACTCTGTTAACTTGCCAGCCGATGCAACCGTTGTTGTTGGTAACGTTAAATTCTTTTCAAATAGGTATTGAGATGACATAGAGCATCCCTTAACATTGTCATCAGATTTCCAGTAGTCAGATATTCCAGCACTATGTGCTACAACAGTAGTTCCAAACTGACCACGACCATGCTTTTGAACTGGTCCATTTTGAAGTTTTACAACACCATCTTTTTCAAAATACTTTGGCTCAGAATATATTCTAACTAGTCCTGTTGGATATATCTTACCATTAAAAGGAAGTTTGGCAAAATAATTTTGATAGTCTTCAGTTGATGTTATCCATACGTTGCCGAACCCAGAAACATTATATTGAACTGCATCATACTTGATCACTTCTCCCTGAGAATAAAAGTATCCATTGTATCTTGTGATCCAGTATGCTGCTTCGCCAAGACTAAAGGTATTGTTTATCATAACGTTGTTCTTTACTTCTGGAACGGCTGCAGATAGGTTTGACGTAAGGGGAATAGCGCTAAGGACATATGATGACTGAGTGCCAACCTCATTATTAATAGACTTTGTGTTTTGAGTTCCAGCAACCTCCCAGAGGAGGACTGGCTTATAGGTATAGTACCTCTCATCATCGACAAGGCTTGCCTGTCTAAGAGATCCGATAGATCTTTGAATGTATCGTGTACTATAGTTAATTACGCCATCATTGTATGCCGCATTTTCTTGAGTTGATACAGAAATAACATTTGCCAACTTAGGCTTATTTGTTTTGTTTGCTATCTTTCCATCTTGCACAAAATCTTTTGTCCCACTTAAGGCAAAGGTTGTAGGTCTTTCTGATATGCTTGGCATAATATAATTCTTGCTCATCATTACAAAATTATTATACTCGTCAAAGAACATTGCTGTCTGAGTTGAAACAGCCAAGTCTTGAAGCACTTGAGCAACGCTAGTATCTGGACCAACAAAGAAGTACGGAATAATTATTTCTTTTTCATTAGCAACTCTTTTAAATGTATAGTTAGAAAATCCAATATGGTCTAGCAACAACGATACTGCAGAACTAACAGAAACTTCTGTCATTAAAATCTCAGGAGCAGTTATTGATTCAAGGTACCAATACAGGTCTCTCAAATTTATTGATACCTGCTTTGTCATTAAGTCTTGCTTTGGAAATGAGTCAGAGTATAATGTTTTAATTGGAACATAGTAATCCCACCCATCTACATCAACTATAACCTCATAGAACTTAAACTGAACATGTCTTGCAATATATTTTGCAATAATGCTTGTAGAGTTATTTGGATTAAATGCTTGATCATGATCAAAAATTGTTATGCTTCCATTTGACGCTATGAGTTGTCCAACTGGCAAACCAGATATTCCTAGGTCTGAAGCGCTTTTGTTTACAGAGTATTCTAGAGTTTTGTCAGAAACATTTAAAACAAGTCTTGGAGATATTTCTATAAGATCAAATGTAGAGTCTTTTTTGTTCATAGTCTCTACTACAATTCTAATTCCACTAAGGTAATCAAACTCTCTGAACTGTTTCTTACCATCTAGAGTTTTAATAAAAACATCTGGAGATGTTGCATCTATTACAAAGTTTGTTAGTCTATCTACAGTCTCATCCTGAATGTACCAACCATACTTTGGATTAACTTCAACATACTTTATGCCGTCCCAAATATGGTAGACACCAGTGTCGTTACTATTGGCTTTGATAAGGTAGGCATAGCCAATAACAGACTGCTCTGGAAGCAGATCTTTGCTAGTGTATGTTTCTGCTAATACAAAACTTGATCTCCACTCTTCTGGAATAATTAGTCCGTAAGCAATTTCCACATACCCATCACTCTTGATTACTGATGAACCATCTCTCCTTCTAATTGATGGATCGAAAGATATTATATTTTCCCAGTTGCCATCTTTTAAAAACTGTATCTTCCACTTGCTAGGAGTTTTTTGATTTAGTTCTCCGTAGAAAGGATCTACATATGAACCAGTTGGTGATGAGAATGGTCCTAGGTTTTCTGTTCCTGTATGTGTTTGCATTTTAACTACAACACGATTTGCTGGAATCTTTTCTTTATAAACAACAAAAGGAACTGCATCCTCTATAGAGTACTGAGATCCACGAACATTTGAAGCAATGCCGTACTCTTCTCCAGACTCTGTTCTGTAAGATGTCCAATACTTAAACTTGTCATTTTTATCTGGCATATAGTATCTAGGTCTATCTGCCATAACTAGGTTAGGGTGATGCAGTTTTCCATTTTCAAAAAACACTGCCTTATTTATTCCAGACCTAGGACGGAACTGGCCAAAACATTCTTCTAGTGAGTAAAGTGTTTGTAATTTTTCTTTTTTACTTAACAAGGTTGTAGGGATATCGTCGTTGTCAAATGTTCCATCAATAACAACATCTGCGTCTGTTGCTCCTGTATAAAAGTTTCCTGCATCATTAACATCAAAACTTGTTGGCAAAGAAGAATATACAGACGTTGTTTGTGTTGGTCTATATCGATAGTTTCCTATTTGCTTTATGTTTGTAGGAATATTCATATTCCATTCAGCAGTTATGATTGACTTATTTCTTATTGTTGGAGATGTCTCTAAGAAATTTTGTAAGTCTTTGTCCTCAAACATTATACCTCTTCCAAGGTAACTGAGACGTTCCAGTAATCAAAATTGGTGCCTCTTTTTTCTACAGAGTATGAAAAACTTGATATAAACATTTCTACTATCTGGTTATACTCGCCCAGGTGATTGTATGGAGCATCAGTACCTTTAAAATTTCCTTTTTTGTCATATGATAGGAAAACCCAGAAAGAACCCTTGTGTCCTTCATACCACTCTAGCATGTCTGCTCCACCTGCACCACCATCTGTTGTGTATGACTTGTGAGGGGATCTTCCAGTTGTTGTATTAAAGTCTGGGATGTTAGCATGAGATCTTGACGGAATCATGTTCCAACTAGTACTTATCTTAATCTTATCTGCTGTGTGATATGATCTCATTCGTCCATTGATCATTCTCTCCCGCTTTTCAATACGCTCATCTGAAAAGTCTAATGGGCTTCTATTGTCATCTGTAAGCATTAAGAACTGATCTATTAATCCTGGATCTTCTTCATTTGAAGTATCTGCGCCAACCTCAAAACCGTAAGGGATGTGTAAACTGTTTATGAGAGTTCCAGAATTTTCAGACCAGAGCATACCGCTAGGCCTTCTATACTTCTTACGACTTTGCATGTAGGTGAATCTTGGATCATCGACCATTTATGTTTACCCCCCTTACTCTTCTGTCATCAACTTGCTTAATTGTCGACATTACTGCCTGTGCAATTTCATTTGGATTAGCATTTGTCTTTGCATTAACAGTTAATGTATATGTATTATTATACACTGCCCCGCTAGTTGCATCCCCACTATTAATCTTTTTAAGGTTATCTACGCCGTATGAATCAACTGCATACTTACTCATTACAAATTCTCCTGGAGTTAGCATTGCTGGAACTGTATCTGTTCCTCTTGCAAACCCACCTTCAGCAAAATACTTTGGAACCATTCCGCCAGAACTCAAGTATCCAAGTGCTTGCTTTCTTGCTGAAACAATCTGTGCAGATGTTAGAGGAGTGCTTGGGGCAACTGCTGCTAAGTTTTTCATCAATGAGACGGTTGCTGCTTCGGCAGCATCAGTATTTCCTGCCTTCTGCATTGACTGAATTGCTGGGATTGCTGTGTTTAATATTGTTGATCTTGCTGCTGATACTGCAGTAGGATTATTTGCAGCCTTTGCTGCAGCCTCTGCTGCTGCCTTCTCTGCTGCTTCTCTTGCTGACTTCTGTTCTGCAGTTTCTCCAGTAGAAGCAGGAACAACATATGCTCCTGCAGTTGGATCATTTCCAATTGTCTTCTGATCCTTGTAGCCCTGAATTAATTTGCCCTGAGTGCTTATTGCGAGTTGCATAGACTCTACAAACTTTGCACTTGAAATCATTGCAAGGTCTACTTGATTCTTAATTGCTTCCCATGCATCCTTAGTTTTGCCAAGTACTGTAATTCCTTCGATATCCTTATCTAGTTGAATCTGTCTTAGGCGAATGAACTCTTGTGCTGGCTCAATCTTATCTTCTTCAATCTTAAAAATTTCATCTTGTAGTTTCTTAATATCTGCTTCAAGTTCTTGTCTGGTTCTGTATGTTTTTGTAACAGGGTCGTAGGCTTTTACTCCAGATAACTCAAACTGTCTAGATTGCTCGATGGCATCCTTTTGTTTTGTTACTGCTTCTGCTGCCTGCTGCGCTCTCATATCTTGCGCTGCTCGTGCTGCTGCTGCGATGTCTCCTGATGTCAAGGCTTCTGCTAATGTTAGTTGTCCCTTTTGCTGGTTAGAAATAGCAGCGTTTGCTTTTTCTACTTCATCTAAAGCCTTTATTCTTTCATCGTACTTCTGATTAATCTTTTCTTCTTGATCTGCCACAGCCCTTAGTGCTGCTTCTTTATCATCAATCTTATACTGGGCTGCTGCGATTTCGTTTTGAGCATCTTCAATTATCTGAGCATTACCCTTTGTGTCCAACTTGAACTTAATTTGAAGTGCTTGCTCTTGGACATCAAATGATTCCATAGCGTTGCCAAACCCTTCATTAAATAGGTCTGACATGAATTCAACAGTATTCTTTAACTGATTTAGTCTTTCATTAAAATCATTTACAAGTTTGTTAAGTTCGTTTTGTGCACTAACAATAAGTTCTTTATCTGCTCCGCTATTAATTCTCTTCTGAACAAGTGCTTCTTGTGTAGCAATAGCGCTTTCCATGGCCTTTAGATTTTCATCGGAACCAATGGCAACTGCTGTCTCTGTGCTATATTTTGCTCTTAGTCTATTTTGCTGAGTAACATCTTTCTTAAACTGTGCAATATCAGTCTTAACTCCAGAAACGGCTGCTGCCTTTTCTTGTGCTGCAGTTAGTGCCTTATACTTTGTAACTAATGACTTTAGTGTCTTATCGTTTACTCCATTAGCAATTGCCTGAGCAATAGTCTTGTCTGTTATTAAATCATACGCATTTGCTACTGGAACCCCAAGTCCCGCTATTCTATCAAATGCTCTAGTCTGATTATCAAGAGCCTTAGACTCTTCCTCCATGCTAGAGTTCCAATCACCCATAGCAATTGAGTTCATGGCCTCCTGAATATTCTTAGCATCTCTCTTAAGTCCAATGATGTTGCCCTTATTATCAAACTTAAATAGTGAGTTCTTTCTCTTCTCGTATTCCTTTGGATCCATACCTACGATCATTTCAATAAAGTCTTGGCTACCACCTAGTTTTCTAATGTCGTTCTCTATACCGCTGAACACATCGATGGTCTTGCTGCCACCAAAGAGGCCATCTAAAGCCTTGCGAGAGGCGCTCCAGCCCTCTGTGACCTTGATCTGGTTCTTTCTTACGTCCCTAAGTTTCTTCACTAAGTCGTCAAGAGGAGATGCTTCTACCTTTGCCTTTTCTGTAGTTCCACCGCCTGTTGCTGGTGCATTAGTGTTTACTTGAACATTATCTGTTACAGCCTTATTTCCTTGAGATTCTATATACTTCTGTACAATATAAGACTTGCTACCCTTTATGTTCTGGTTTTCTTTGCGCCATGCCTTGAAGTCTTCGCTTTCAAGAATCTTAGCCTCTGGAACATTTATTAGTGTAGAAATTGTTGTTGTATACACCTTTTGCTGATCTTCTGTCAATGTGTTGAAGTATGCCTCATCAAATGCTGCAGTCCCCTTAACCTCTGGCATAATTTCATAAACAAGTTTTGCTGTAAGATCTTTGCTTCCTTCAATACTATCAAGCATTTTATTTAATTTTTCGTATGCTTCTTTGTTCTTTGGGTCTGTATAGTAACTGACCATAACTGCAGATGGAATTACTGTGTTAAGGTTATTCAACTTGATAATATTTTTTGTAAAATCAAGTGCGTCAGATTCTTTTTCAAATGCCTCTACTCTTGTAATAAATTGTGTTTGAACTTTCTTATCAACAACATCGTCTGAGCCAAGAATATTCTGCGCTGCAACACCAATAGATTCAGATGTTGCTCCACTAAACTTTGTGATAATATTCATCATCTTTGGAGCAATGTCTTTATTCTCTGCTGCTAGACCAAGTAGGGTTCTGAATACTGCTGGAGGGATATCTCCACTTGCCATCTTTGCTTGAATTAGATACTCTTGACCGCTATCAATTAAACCATCACTTCTTAAGTTTTTGGCTTGTTCATTAACAACATCTACATATGCTAATTGATTTGGGTCATTTTTATATCTTGCAGTGGTTGCTTTTTTCATTCCACCCATCATTGCTTCTTGAAGACCACCAGCATTATTATACTGAGAAACAATGTCTCCCTGTAGTTTACCCTGAACAGTAGTTAGTTTATCTCGTTCTTTAATATATTTTGTTTGCATTTCATTGGCTTCATTAATCTTGCCTTGTAATCTTAACTCTTCTATTTTCTTCTGATAGTACATATCAAAAGAATCAAGCATCTGCTTGTTTTGTTCTAATGCAATCTTTGAGTCTACCGCTGCTGCTGCGCCAAGAGTACCTGCTTGCTTTGCAAATTTCTTTGATGCAAAGAATGCACCGATTCCTCCTACTGCTGCACCAATACCTGCTCCAATTGTTGCTCCAATTCCTGCCGTAATAACAGCAAGTGGTCCGCCGACGGCACCTAGAGCGCCTCCAATCATTCCGCCAATTCCTGCACCTGCTGCTGCGCCACCGAGTGCTGATGCACCGATACCAGCAACCTGCATAGTCTTTTGCCCAGCAAGTTTTGTTATTGGTCCGCCTAAACCTCCACCACCATTTTTTGCATTATCTGCAGTTGCTTTCATGTTTTTAGAATTTTGAGCAATCATATCAATTCTTACCTGAAGAGGATTCTTGTCAAGATTTTCACCATTTGGACCAAGCAGTGACTCCATCTGAGCAATTACTTTAAGACCAATAGACATATCTCCAGCCTGTCTTGCTGCATTCATTGCTAGACTCTTTGCTTGCCCCATATCTATAGCACCAGACATTATAGATGCTGTTAGTTGTCCACTTAGATCTTTTGCTGCTATATTACCTTTACCTGCAGCATTTTGTTCTGAAATTCTTTTTGTAAGCGCTTTTCCTTCTTCTGTTTGGATAAATGCTTCTCCATATGAAGTCTTTCCAGTTGCTGGGCCAAGCATTTGGAAGGAGTTTCTTCTTCTCATATCCATCTGCTCTGATGCTGTAACCTTACCGCTAAACTTTGCAATACTATCTATTGCAGATGTGGAACCCTTAAACTTTTCTCCTTCTTCTAAAACCTTATTTGCTGCTTTATCAAATGCCATTCTTAATGCAACAAATGATCCAACAGTTGCTGTAAGTCCAATAGCAAGTGCTGCTGCAGGGCTCTTCAACATTGGAGCAATCATAGACAAGCCCATTAACGGCATCATTAACTGTTGAGAAATCTCTCCGACTTTTCCTCCAGCCATAGAGCCAATCATTGTTGCTCCTGAAGCAATTCCTAGTGCACCACCAACACCCATTCCTGGTTTCTTTCCTGCATCTATTCTTGCCTGTGTTTTGGCTGCTCTTTTCTCTCCATATGCTTGAATTCTTCCACGAGGACTTCTTGCATATGCATCTGCCTGTGCTTTGGCTGCTGCTCTTTCAGAAATTATTTGCTGACGATATGCTGCCTTTTCTGCAATAGCACTTCTCTTTGCTCGTAATTGCTCTTGGCGACGAAGCGACTTTGCATCAGCATCAATAGGGCCTGTGCCGTACAGTCTAGTCTTAGACGCTGCTATCTTTGCCTGAGTTCTTGCCTCTGCTCTTTGACGCTTTTCTTGTTGACGGCGAAGGGACTTTGCTTCTGCATCTACTGGACCCATGCCATATAACATAGTCCTTGAGGCTGCTGCTGCAGACTGAGAAAGTGTTGTTCCAATATTTGCACCAACTGCTTTTGCTTCTGCTACTGATCCTCTTGCTCCATCAATTATTGCTGTTGAAACTGAAGACATTGATTCTGGAGCATCTGCAAATCCAGGTCTAATAACTTTACCAACTCTAACTCTCTTAGGCTTTTGAACGACTCTCTGGTTTTCTTTAGGCTCTTCCATGACTCGTGTATCTTTTGGACTTCCAGAAGACGACTTAACATTTGCAGGTTTTCTCTTTGTTTTTGGCTTTGTTAGTTTTCCAGTCTTCTTATCCTCAAGCATTTCATCTGGCTTAACAACAATAGATGAATGAAGTTTGTGTATCTTCTTCCAGTCAACTTTGAGTCCTGCCTCAAGCCTATCGACCATTGCCTTGTATACTGGCTTTTCTTCAGGAGACAAATCAAAACTTGCTACCGTCTTCTTTAGTTTTGGAAGAACCCTATTGATCTCAGCCTTCATTGCCTTATCGTATTCTTCTGCACTCATTCCCTTTGCAATCTGGAATGTTTCTTCAGCAAAGAACTTTTTACGTCCCTTTACTGGCTGGTCTATACCAAGGTTTATTCTTGCTTGCTCTTCCATTGATGGAAGGTTTGCTGCAAAGTCTCTCTTACCAGAAGCAGTTCCAAACACTCCTGCTGGTCCAACATCTGCAAGTATGTTTCCAGAAAGGTTTCCTCTTCCTAGGTCTTTGTCTGCACGAAGTGCTGCAGCAACATTTTGCTTAATGTACTCTTCTTTAGTAAACTTGTTTGACATCTTTGATGGATCAAACTTTGGATCAAATGCAGACTCAAGAGCAAACATCTTCTTGCCAGTTATTGGGTCTTCAATGATTCTTAACTTTTGGTCTGGAGCATCTAGTCCATGAACATCTCTAGCAATCTGTGTTGCTCTCTGTTCTGCTAGTGCTGATCTTTCGTCAATCATTGGCTTTACATATACTTTTTTACCATCCGCTGTTTCATAAACTCCAGAAGCGTCTCTTGCTGCTATATTGCTAAATCCGCCTCCAGTTGCTAAATGTTTTGCATAGGTAGTTATTGGTCTACCCTTGATTTCTTCTGGGCCCAGACCATCTAGAACACGTCGTGCTGCTTCAAGAACTTTCTTCTTTGCTTGTCCACCAATTTTAACTGAGCCTGAAGATCCATCAGATCTACCTGTCTGCCACTTCTCTCCGTCTAGAACTCCACTGTTAAATCCTTTTCGTATTGGATAAGGAGGCTTTGTACTTACTTCTGGTCTTTCAAATGCAACGATATTTCCATTAGCATCTCTTCGTACAGAAACTGGATAGTTTGGATGGTTATCTGCAAGTCTTTGAACTGCAGTTATAATTGTCTTTTGTCCAGTTGCCTCTACAGCCTTAAGTAGTTGAGCAGGAGTTGCTGGAGTCTTATCGTACTTTACCTTTGGAGTACTATATCCTCCAACACCTGCTGCAGACATGATTCTTTCTACTGCTGGAGTAAACTTAGGATCTCTTGCAAGTCCACCAATGATACCTGTTTTTAGATTTCCCATTCGTGAGTAGATTGTCTTGTCGCCAATTTTGTATCCATCTGGCAAATCCTTTAATGAAAGAAGAAGATTCTTTCGTATTCTATTTGTTACCTTGGCAGCATCATCTGCACCCATATTGAGTGGAGGAGACATCAGTCTTGTTGTCATTGTTTCTACTGCATAGGCCTTTTTAATTGCTCTTTCATATTCTCTTACATCTAACTGATTGTTTGTAAGTGCTTTGTGAATATCTTCTGGAATGTCAAACCCTAAACCACCGTATACGTTCGCCTTTGGAACCTGTCTTGCTGAAAGACTTCTTCTCTTGCTTTCAAATTCATCAGGAAGGTCCTCAACATTGACAATGCGCTTATCCATTGCATGTGCAAAAACACTTGTAGGCTTCTTTCTTTTACCAACAGGAGTTACTTCTTCAGTTCCGCTGTTGAATCCTTGAATACTTCCATTTACCATCGCTCCAATTATTGGACGCATCGCTGGGTTCTGTGCAACCTGTGCTGGGATAACTGCTTCACCAGGGGTAAGCATTGCTGGTACAGTATCTCTATTACCTATTCCTGGAACTTCTGTTGTCCCTGTTGAATACTTCTTTATTCCCTTGGCTCCTGCGCCACCTCTAACTGGACCAGTGAATCCTGCCTGTGCTGCAATTGCTCTCTTGTATGCATTAGCAAGTGCATTAACGGCAGTTGCTTCAGATGTAAATGTTTGGTTAAGTTTTGTATGAACCTGATCAAGTGATGCTGCAACAGCAGAGGCTTCTAGTTGCTCTTTAGTTAGGTAGGATGTTTGCTCTCCCAAAACTTTGCTAGAGTTTCCAGTTCTATTGTACATAGACTTCATGCTTGCAAATAGTTTAATTATATTAGCAACAGCGTTAGCAATCAAACCAAATGTCATAAGAAGAACTGGACCAATACCTGCTACAGCAACTGTGAAGATTGTTAAAAACTTCTTGCTTCCATCTCCTAGGTTGTTAAACTTCTCAAGTATCTTTCCAACAAACTCAACAATTGGAGTTAATGCCTTTAGGAACTGCTCTCCAACTGGAGCAATAGCCATCTTTAAGTCTTCCATAGATTTCTTGAACTTGTATGTTGTTGTGTTCTGAATCTTATCTAATTCTCGCTGTGATAGGATTGCAAGTTCTTCTGTTGTTGCTTTTGTAAGACCAAGAACTCTCTGTGCTTGTGTGCCCTGCGCTGTTACGTTTTGAAATAGTGTTGAGAGTCTTGAGAACTGGAACTTACCGAATAGTTGCTCAATTGCACGAGCACGGTTAAGTGGATCAAGTGTATCAAGCGCTTGAGCAAAGCCAACTACTGTACCCTTGATATCTCCCTTGTTTGCTTCAACAATTCCTCTAATATTAACACCAAGACCTGCAAGCATCTTGCTTGCTTTTTCTGATGGATTAATTAAAGAGGCAAGACCAGACTTAAGAGCGTTGGCACCTTCTGAAGCATTAATTCCACCTTCCTTCATTGCTGTAAGGAAGAATGCTAAATCTTCTACGTCTCCGCCAAGTTGCTGAACAACTGGACCAGCCTTTGGAATTGCAATAGTCAAATCTTCAATAGATACAACAGTCTGGTTTTCTACTGCGTTAAGGAAGTCAATCTTGTTTGCTAAATCTTCTGTTGCAACACCAAAAGCATTAGTTACAGAAATAGTTGTCTCTAAAGCCTGCGCTTGCTCTACGCCACCAAGGACTGCAAGACGAGTAGCCTGTGCAACCTGTGCAGTTAGTTCTGCACCCATCTTACCCATTGCTGCTGCATCGGCAGCCATCTTCATGGTGTCTTCTATTGCAACGCCGTACTTTGTATATTCTTTTGCAAGTGTCTGGATCTGCTTGACCATTGCATCAGTCTCTTCTTGCGTTGTAAACATTTCTCCGTATACTCGCTTGAATCGGATGGCCTGCTCTTCAAGTTTCATGAATGTCTTAGCAGCAGTTGTTCCAAGCATTGCTAAAGGAACAGTAAAACCAACCATCAACTGACGGCCTGCCCACTGAGTATTCTTACCGAAGTTTAGAAGGTTTGTCGAACCTTGCTTTAAAAGTTGATTAAGTAGTTGCTGTCTTTGTGCAGCGATGGCAGTCTGTGTGCCAAGATTTTTCATGTCAAGGGTTAGAGGTCTTACCGCAATACCCTGAAGTGCTCCATTTGCTCCACGACCCAACTTAATGTACTGGGTCTGAATGTCCTTTACACGCTCTCGTGCAACCTTGTTGATTGTTTCAAATTCACTCTTAAATAATCTACCAAACGTTTTTGTTGCAGCGCCAGTATATCTAAAATATTCTCGTGATGTTAGTTTATTTCTTTCTAGCGAGTCAGTGAACTGCTCTGTACTCGTTGTAACCTTTCGCATAGATGCTTGGAACTGTCCAGTTGCATTTATGCTGTTCATCAAGTTCTGTGCTTGATTTGCTGCTACCGCTGATGCTGCGGTACCAGACTTTGCCATCTGGGTGTGGAAGGCTGATATCTGACGTTGCAGAAGTTTTAGACTTGCTAAAGCATCTGACGTATCAATATTTACATGAATATTGGATTCAATATCAGCCATCCATCAACACCTCTTATTTAATTATTTACAAGGTTACCGATAAGGGATGCATCAGAAAGTTTAATTCCTGAAGCCTCTTCGACGATCTTGTATACAGTTGGAAGATCTAGATTTTCTTCTAGGGCTTCCTTGTCTTCTGCCAATTCTGGCTTGTATTGCTGCATTGCAATTTGTACACAGTCCATGAGTAGATCCATTGACTTTTCATTATCTTCTGCGACCTTAGCGATGTCTTCAAACTTCTTCATAAAAGGGCGAAGTAGAGAGATCTTGAGTGGTCTTACCTTGACCTTAGTACCATCAATCAGTGTTACGGTCTTTTCTTCTGTAGTGGCTGCTGCCATTTTATTCCTCCTTATAAGGTTAAGTTAATTATACCATAGCGGAGGCTATTTTTTTACTAATCGTAAACTTCGTAATCAAGGCCCATTCCGATTCCAAAACCAGCCTTTTCTGCATTCATTCCCTGTAAAGCAAGAATGTCACTTCCGTCTGTTGTCTTTCCTTTACTAAACACTCTTGCCTTCATGTCTTCCCACTCATTACCGCTACCGCTATTTTTATCTAAATCTACACCCTGCATAGCAGCAGAAAACTTTTTATCACTATAGTCTAGTTCTCTTTTTATCTGTAATGTTGCTGTCAATTCTTGCATAGACATTGATGACTCAAGTTGATCGTAGTCTTTCCATATACCAAGAAGGAAAACCTCTGATTCTAGTTTTGCTAGGTCTAAAGTATCCCAAGAAGAACCGCTTTCAACTGCTTGATCTTTAACAGCATCATCTGACTTCTGGTTAATTTTGATTCCTGCTGCTACATCAATTATGTCATAGATGGTTGGCAAATCTAGATTATCTTCTAGATCTTCAATAGTTTTAATTGATGGACAGTACTGTTGCATAGCAACTAATGCACATTGAGCAAGCACTGCTATTGACTCATCATCAGTTTGCGCTTCTTTGATAGTCTCAAAAGTTTCAAGAAACTCTCTCAAGTATTTTATTTTTAGTGGTGCAGCAACAATAACCCTGTCATCTACCAAGGATATTTTCTTTGTATCATATATTTTTGTTGCCATGATATAAGTATACCAAACAGAAAGGCCCAACCCCGAAGGATTGAGCCTCTCATATTAAGTTGTATTATGCTGCCAATGAGCGGTCTACGATCTTACCGTAAGACGCATTGTCATTTGGAAGAAGACGGAATGAAACTTCAAACATTGTTGCTTCATCACGCTTTGCAGATACTGTTACGTTCTCAATTGAGAGTGCACGGTATGCTACATAGATTCTTTCCTTTGGATCTAGAGAAGAACCAGAACCTGGTCCTACTGCTACAAGACCACGCTCTAGTGGAACGTCGCCGATATCTCCAGCAGACATCTTCATTGACTGAAGTCCTGTTGAAGTTGTTAGATCTGTGTCACTTCCTGCAATTGCTACTAGAAGATTTTCTAGTGTTGCTTCTGCGAAAGATGTATTTAGATTAACTGTCATACCTTGCTTGAACAAACGAGCAACGTCGAGAAGTTGATCTACTGCTACATCACCAAAATCTGGCTGGAATGCGAGTTCCAAACCATTTGATGTGTATCCTATGTTTGTGTACGCTTCATCAGATGACAAAGTTTCCTTATAGGATGTTGCGGATGCTGTAAGAACTGGAAGATCTGATGCTGCTTGAGTATCAGTAATCTTGTTAGTTGCTGAATCGTATCCGATTGGGCCTGCATCATGAGTAAAGAGTGCTGCTGCACCTACGATGATGTTACTACTTGAACCACGGCTGTATGCCATATTTCTCACCTCTTTCATTTTATTAAAAGGGGGTTGTTTCCTCACCTTAATTATACAGGCTTTTTATTATGGATTTACTGGGTGCCAGTCGTAATCTATGATTATCTTATTACCAGCATAAGTACGGGCTGTACCAAAGTCAACGATATCTCTTGTTTCTTCAAGTTGGTATATCTTAAAGTTATGAAAGAAAAGTGGCTTAGAGTCTGCGTTCCATGCGGAAGCATTTGCTGCTGCCCAGTCATTTATGTCTTTTGCTGAGTCATCACCGTTATCTAATAAATCACTTACCTGCTGCTGAGTAATTACCATGTTTCTCTGAGCGTTATCACCAACAGAGTAGAAATAATAAAGAAGTTGTTCACACTTAATGTATGGGAATGGCACTCTTCTCATTTTAAACATTCTATCGTAAACACCGAACACTCCAGTGCTTTGTGGAAATGTTTCAGTTAGAGAGTCTATCTCGGTTGGCAGGGTTGGGAAAAAGTATGTAATCTGGCCCTGTGTGCCAAAGTCCATCTTAGAATTAAGGTAAGCATTAATAATTGTTGGAGGGTGGTGGATTACTGCAGTCATTATGCACCCATCCCTGCATTAGCAATCCATCTGTATCCAGTGGAGATTCCCTTTGCCTTACCTGATCTTTTCCCTGCTGGCATATTCTTCTTGTATGCTATTGGGTTTTCTAGATACTTTGCTACACCGCTTGTTCTTAAAAATGCTTGTGAGAAGTATTTATTAAAGAACATATCAAATGCTTTTTCAAAACCACCCTCGACATCGTTTCCTCCAGGATTTAATACTTCAACTGGACCTCTAGTAAAAATTGTTTCTCCTCCATCTTCAAAAGCCAAGACCTGTGCAACCTTGGGTCTTATTGTAACTGGAATACCTTCTTCCATAATTCTTGCTTTGTTGTAGAATGGAGTTCTAGACCCATTCTTAATTGATGTTGATTGGCTAAAAGATGATCTAAAAGATAATCCTAGATTGCTTGTTGTATAAGATATGTCATAAAGTCTTGCGTCTGGGCTTCCTGTTTGATGCCACTCATACACATGGTGTAGCATCTCTGGGTTTACTCTTGCATTTGAGTCTATGAATTCTTTCATTAACTCTACCGTTTCCATTCCCAAAGTTTTTAAGAATGCAGTTTTGCCTTTGTGAACACCCTCTAGAAAACCTATAGAGTAGTTAACAATATTATTCATTTCTTTTTTAAACTGGTTTGAGTTAAAGGCTGCTATCATACATCACCTGCTTGATTTTCTGATCTTCTGATAACTAACTTGTAAGACTCAACTACTCCAAATGGCCCAGTGAAAGGCTCGTATGTCGCTATCTCAAATAGGGTTCCCTTGCCAGATCTAGGGCCAGAAGTTTCCATGTAGATAAGATTTCCTTCTTGATCTTTGATATCAGATATTAGGATATTAGTTAAAGCATTTTTGCTGTCCAGAAGTGAGATTCTAATGTCAGACTTAATTCTTCCTACCAAAATAGTATTCTGCGTTATGTTTACATTTGGCTTTACTTCTTCTTTGAATGCTGAACCGCCTGAAGAAAAACTACAAGCAAAAACTCTATCTAAAACCCACTTCTTTTTTATTGCCCCAAAGTCACCCTGCTCAACTATAGGATGGTATACAGAGGCCTGCATAGGAAACATGAAGTCTGGACTTTCGCAAACTGTCATTATAGTACCCCAATTTTTGTAATAGACTTAGCATACTTTGAGAGTATCTTGTCTACAATTATGTTTCCTGTTCCTTCGAAAAGACCCTTATCAAACTGAATTCTATACTGATCTGTGTTATAAGAAGAAATAAATCTCTTGTAGTAATCTAATTTTCCACACTCTAAATCATGAACAAGCATCTCTGTTGCTCTAACAATATCTGATGGAACTGTTGTGTATCCACATTCAACTGTAACTAAATAGTCCCATGTCTTGCCAAAGCCTCTGTACACAAACTGTGGATCTAGAGAGTCTGAGGCTGCTGCTGGCAATACAAGAGGAGAAGATTCTGCACGATTAATGTTGTCAGAAGACTTTTCAATGATTGCTGTCTTGTCTGATGATACCTCATACTGTCTATCTTCTACCAACTTGTTGTTTTCATATACCGACAAAACTTTTTTAACATCATCCCAAATTGGAAGATAGTCTGATCCAGTTCCTGTAAAATGCAAAACCTTTTTCTTATAATAAAAACCTTCTGGAATTACAGAGTCAATAACTGCTCTTGCAATTTCTTCATTAGTTGCATACTCTAAAACATCTGAAGCAGTTGTTGCTTTAGTGTTTGGATCAACATATGGTCTTACGACTTCGTAGGTTTCATCCTGAAGTTCTAATTCTTCTTCTGTTCCAAGATCTGCAATAATCTCAACTCTATAAGAGGAGTCATACTTTCCTGATAGGATAGTCTGTATTGTTTGACCTGAACTAATATTTGTAAGTGTTGAAGTTGATACTGAAAGGTCCGCCATATCTGTTACGTTAACAGTTATATCTGATGACGTGACTCCCGCAGGAACCACAAAGCCAACAGTTATATCTGAATATGGCGAAACTCTCAATATCTCCATCTTTAATTATCCAAAAGCCTTCTGGACTTCTTCTGGTGAAGCAATGCGAATATGCCCACGAGTAAGCCACTTTTCTGCCTGTGCCTTTGTAACAATGTTGTAACCCTTAGAAATTGATCCAACCTCTTCCCAACGAACGCTCTTTGTTGAGTGAAGTGCAACCTTTTCTCCTAGGTCAGAACCTGCATTGCTGATCTTCTTTTTTGGACCATCTGCTGCCAATGATGAAATAGCGCCTGTTCTTGAAAATCCTAGTGCCTGAACTGGTTCTTCTGCTGCAGGTGCTTCGACAACTGGTGCCTCAACTTCTGGTGCTTCTACAACTGGCTCTGCTACTGGTTCTACAACTGGCTCTGCTGGTGTCTCTACCGCTGGGGCTTCGACAACTACTGGCTCTTCTACATGATCTGCTGAAGAATTATTATTGTGATTATTGTTTTCCATTGTATCCTCCTTGTTTGTATTATATCATTAAAGTATTAAGGGGGACAGGAGAGTGAACTCCCGCCCCCCATTAAAGGTACTATCTACAGATTATGAATCTGAAGCAGCGTCAGCGAATGCAATTGCATCCTCTTCTTCCCACTGAATACCAAAGCGGACGAATACTGTGTACTCAATTGTGTCCTTCTTTGCTACGTATTCACGGTTTACAGTGATGTCACGCTGGAATCCCCATACACGGTTTGCAGGGAATGTCAAGTCGATATAGCCTGCTGGGTAGTAAGGAACTTCCTGAACTTCGATTCCGAGAACACGAGTTGTACGTGCTCCACCGAATGTCTGTCCGATACCATCAAGGTATGACTGACGGTTTGCCTGTGTTGATCCTGGGACCTGTCCAGCAAACGCTTCTGCAACTGCATCAGCAAGTGTACCGTTGTTCTTAACGATTCCACCGAATGCATCTGTACCTGCGTAGAACTTAAGATTGTTCTTAAGTGCACGGTACTTACGTGGCATTGCGTTGATGATGCCCTGCATTACATCAGGTGTCCAAGCATTATCTGCTACGGTCACTACTGACTCATGTGCATCTCCGTTTGTCTTTACCTTGTTGATAAAGCCTGGCATGATTGACAAGAATGCTCCTGTTGAACCATCGCCATTGATAGCGAGATCTTCGATATCATTTGCGAAAGCGTTGGTCATCAAGCGTACCAAGTGATCTTCTAGAGCGTCACCTTCTACACCATCTTCCAATGATTCTGCTGTTACTTCCCAATCAAGACGAATCTTCTTGGTAGTAAGTTCGACCTTAGAGAATGTTGCACCTGTGTTTGTGTATGATCCAACTGCTTGCGCTGCTGCACGAATTACACGCTCACCGACGTTTACCTTCTCAAGTTCCATAGAATTAGCCTTCATTGTTACACGACGGCCATCCTTTGCTAATACTGTTGCATCCCAAACATAGTCGATAAAACGACGTGCCTGCTCAGGGCGCAAAATTCCAGAAGCCGCTGAACCACTAGGGTTAACAGCGTTTGCTCCGCTTGTAGATCCAAGAGTTGCTGTTGGAATGTTACCAAGTGTATCTGCACCTGGGTTTGTTACTCCACCAATTCCACCTGATGCGAAAGCACCTTGACCCTGGTAAAGTCCTGGTGCAGTTCCACCTAGATCTCCACTAGCGCCTGGCTGGTTTTTGATTATTTCTTCTGACATATTGTCACCTCCTAGTGATTTGTTCATTTGAATAGATCGGCTGTTTTGAGGAAACTACCGCCCCATAGGGATTTTTCAACCATCTCAGGTTGAGACTGAAAGATATCGCCGATATCTCCAGACTTTCGGAATGCGGTTTCTGCTTCCACAGCGTCTACTCGTTTTCCAAATTCATTAAATTCACCTGAAACTGCTGCAATATCTTTTGCAACTGCTGCGAATGAATCTTTTACTGTATCAACATCTACCTTTGAAGACTTAAGAAGTTCTACTTCTGCTTGCAAAGATTTGACTGTTGAGATTAGATCGCTAAAGGCTGATGTTAGATTATTCTTGATTTCTGCAACTGCTTCTGCAATTACATCATCTGACTTAGATACATCTGTATCTGCTTCTGCTACCTTTTCAACTGCGTCAGCAACTGGTGCTTCTTCAGTGATCTCTACAACTGCTTCGTCTGACTTAGCAACATCTGTTGCTTCTGTCTCTTCTGCCTTTGTAACTTCTTCGGTAACTTCTGCAATTACTGCATCTGCCTCTGGAGCGACCACAACGTCTTCAACTACATCTGTCTTTTCAACTTGTGTCTTTGATTTTGTCATAGGACTTACCTCCTTGTTAATCTTAGAAGTATTAATGCCTTTAGCACTATCAACTAAGAATTTTATCATGTTTGTTTTTTCATTATCCGTTTTTTCAACGAAACCTATATTTGCCATTTGCTCTCCAGTTGCTGGGCTAACTTCAGATTCATTTTCTGAAACCATTACCAAACCAGATTCCTTATCGTAAAAAACATTTTCTAGAACTGTTTCATCAGCCTTGATAACATCTACGCCATCAACCTTTTCAACAGATACAATATTTGCAAACTGATTTGCTGGGGAATCTACAAGACTCAACTCAATCAAATCATATTGCTTAATAATTCTAATTGCTTTGTCTGACTTCTCGTCAAACCCATCATCCCACTTGTTCATTCTTCCGCCGATAGAAAAACCTGTTAGAGTTCCATCAAGAACTTTCTCCCAAGTATCTTGTGCACCCTTTGAAACATATGCAGAAACAAAAACACCATTATAAAACTTCTTTGATTCTGGATCAAAGTACTTATCTGCTTTAAATGATACCATCTTGCCTACTGCTAATGGCTGATGCATTTCTCTAATGTTCCCACGGAATTTTGCAAATGCATCCATTGATGCTTCTGCTGTTACAATGTCGTCCTGCTTATCAACATTATCTAAAGATGCAAAACCAGAAACGATACGGCGCTCTTTGTCTACTTTAGTAAGAGGCATCGAGAGACGCAGATTGTTGCCATCGGTATCCCAATGGGCCTTGGATATATTGCTCACCATTATATTATAAACCCCCTTTTATACACATATCACAATGTGGACATATCGGACATTAAGGAGTTTTTCTTCCCTCTCCCTTTGGGTTTCTTCCAGCAACTGTTGAGGTGCTGTCTGAATTGTTGTTTGTTCTTTCTGAATCTCTAGCCCTTGTTGTATTTGCTTCGGCTGCTGCTGCTGGCTTTAGGTCTAGTACTTCATCGCCACCATCACGCTGAGGCATGTCCAAAAGAACTCTTGCCTCATTTGGAGTCATAATCTGATTCTTAACATATCTCTCAAGAATTTGAGACTGTGCTATTTCATCAGTTAGGGTTAATTCATTGAAAACAAACTCAAGAATATCTGTCTTTTCACGAACAATCTTGTTGATCATTTTTTCAAGTTGTCTTTGTGCTGGTCTTGCTACCTGCTCCTTAAAGGTGCGATCCTGTGCAAGTGCTGCTGCAATAGAACCAGAATCGCCACCTCCAAGTTTAGATAGTGGCACTTGATGTGCTACCAGGATGTCATCACGGTTTTGTTTACGATACTCTTTAAAAGAGCCGTCTTGTATTCCGTCTTCGATGGGATCCATCTTGAACTCTACCTTATTGTTTTCGCTATCACCTGGAAGTGGAATATATAGCGTTCTGTGAGACTGCCCTCTGAGACTTGTTTGCAAGAATCTAAACATCTTGTCTTCTGCATCTCCAGAAAGTTTCGCACCCTTTAATGTTACAACGTATCGTGGAACTGCTTTGTTTGCAAAATAGTCAATGTTATATTGTGAAGCAAGAGAGTCTCCATGCAGTGAGTTAATTGCAGACATAATGTCTGGTACTCCATAGAATGTATTTAAAGGTGAGTATTGCTTAAAGTGAATAATCTCGTTTGGTCTAGCATCTGTTGTAAGTGGATTTTGATTTTTTGCTCCAAAGTTACGGAAGTAAACAATCTTATTTCCAATGATCTGAACGTAGCCGTCTTTAATTCTTCTAACACGCATTGTTGTTGATGGGATATGCCCTACATACCCAATCTCTCCACGAGTAGTGCGACCTATTTCTAGGTATCCATTTCCAGTAGATTGAAGGTCTGTGTAAACCTTTTCCATAGTCGCAGTAAATGAATCATCATCATTTAAAGACTCTAGCCAATCACGCATTTCAATCTTTGCTCTTTCAATTCTTTTTCTTGCCTTCTGTGTGGCACTATTATCTTCTGAAGATTCAAGTCTCATCATTGTTCTTTGAGAAACCTTAAACTCATAGCCAAGACCAACGATGTTCTCTACCTTGGCATCAATTGCTGCGTGGTTTGCAAAAGATGTGTCATAGTAGTTTGCTAATTCATACAGGTTCCATGGAGGAGTAATTACATCAAACATTCCATAACCATTTACATATACTAGCCCTGGATTTATTTCTTTTGACTGTGCTCCATCAATACCGCTTTTTCCAGCAAGGGCTGCTGTTGTGTATTGGTTAGTTGGCTCAACCATCTTTGTTGATGATCTGCTTATTCTTCTTTTAAAGTTTGCCTCTAGTCCGTCAAGAGATTTTAGAGTATCCCAGTTACCATTAAATGGATCAGACTTTGAGAAGGTATCATCTTTTTTTATTGCATCATCAATTCGTGCATTAATTTCGTATTCGTTGTCTTCCATGACTACTCCTCATCACCATACTTGGCAATTGTATCTTTTGCTGCCTGGACAGCGCCAAGGTCATTTAGAGAAGGAATAAGGCCAGCCTTTAATCTATCAACCTGCTCAGAATATTCTTCTTCTGTTACTCTTGTCAATCCTGGAACAAACACGCATGTGCCATCTCCTGGATCTCCGTAATACATAGCAGTCTTTTTTAGTTCTGCAATTCTAGCAATATCATTTTTATCTGATGGAATATTCAGCACAGAGCCGTTGCCATCTGTGAACCATTTGCCATTAGCCTTCTTGTAAACGTAAAGACCCCAGTCATAATTCTTTTCAATTACCTGTCGTCTAACATTTTTTACAATTGGTTCACCAGTTTTTGGGTTTATTAAGGAATCCATAACTATAAGTATACCACATTAGGCAGGATCAACTACAGTTTGGTTCCAGTTGATGTCCGAATATGCGGTATATTTGTAGTTTCCAAAACGCAATAGGCTGTCATCCTCTACAATTATCTTGTTTGTTCCCGTGTAACTCTTATAAACCTCTGATGGATTAACTCCATAGTAACTAGTTTCTGATAAAACTAGTACCTTATTCCAGTTTAATGAGCCAGTATTCCAGAATTTCCAGTCCAATTCACTTGAATTCAAAACCTTAACTCTAAACCAAGGTCTCTCAGATACATTCTGAACCTCTTGTAGGTTGGTTGACTGATAGAATGATATGTTATTAAATAGGAGTGGGCCTGTTAATCTAATTGCCCCCTCAAAATACGAGAAGTCTAGGCTATCTGCAAAATTTATCCCCAGGAATCCCCAGTCTTGCAAAGTTATAACTGGCTCTTTTACAATCTTTCCATTCCAATAAAAACCAATACCGTTTTGAACTAGTCCTGTCTTTGTGTCTATTGCATATATCTTTGCTCTTCTTCCACTTGGGTCACAGGCAACCAAGTAGAACTTTATGTAAGACCCCTTGCTTTCAATCTCAAAAATTTCTGTTGGCGCATATGGGAAATAGTCTCCGTCAAACCTAACAGCAAGTTGCATTGCAATAACTTTAAATCCGTCTGACCTGCTTGAGTTTACAGGGATCATAAGACCTCTATTAATAAGTGGATCGTACTTACCTCTTAATTGTATTCCGCTTGTTTTTGTTAAATACAGATATGGAGATGATGAGTCATAAATTGAGAATGGGTTATTCTTTTTGAAGTCATAGTATATTCCAGATTTGGTATAGGGATAGATTGGAGTTCCAAATCTTGTCCCTATTGGGCTTGCGTCAGACTCGTTTAACGCTTGAGATGCATAGGACATCTTTTTAATGCTGACATTGTTTACTGATGAATTCTTTACATTAATATCTATATGTGTAACTATTGATAAGTCATTAAAGTCTACACCTGAAGGAGGATATATTATCATGCTGTCTACTACTTCATACTTTGTTCTCATCCAATCAGATCCTGGAACCAAAACGCCATCTCTCGATGGCCTTTCTACCTTAACAAAATATTCAGATGTAGCATTTGCCCCAAGTTCTGTATATTGAAATGTAACGTATGTCTTTACTAGTGATCCATCTGTATCGTACTTGTAATCTTTTGCTACCTTGTTTTTTAAATCTTCATAATCATTATACCCAGTAAACAAGTAGTTATCTAGAGAATCATAATTTCTTTCAACAGGAAGGGCATACTGATTAGCAAGATCTGCATATGTCCAATCAACTGGCTCTGTTTCTATTGCAATTGTCTTTGTTGGAATAGGATAGTTAAAATTAAATTGAATAAAATCAAGATCAAAATACTGATCTCCTCTCTTATCAAAAACCGATTCTGCAAAATATGTAAGAGGCAAGTTATCTTCCCAGTAGGCATTTGCTGATATTGCAAGAGTGTATTTGTCAAAGATTATGTCTGGAACTAGTGTGTAACTTGCGGTATGCTCGATCAAGAAATCTTCTTCCATTAGAACAACTCCACCGCCAGATATTGCTCCTGGTGACGTATCAGTTAGCCCTCCAAAAGGTGGCTCAGATACTGTGTCAATGCCTCCATCAATATCTATTAACTGATTGCTTTGATAGGCAGCAAATAGATCTTCATTAAGTTTTGGAATTCCAATCTCATTAAACAAATTCTTTATTTTTTGAAAGTTATACTTTGTAGAAAGTCCAATGTTGTAAATCTTTCCAGTAAAAGTTGAGTTCTTTGTTCCAGTATCATCTTTATCTCCTCCAACATATAGTCTTAAGTCTGACAAAGAACCAAAGAAGTTTGATACTGGATTTCCAAATATTTCTACAAATCTAGGAATATTTACTCCAACCTCAATAAACTCATTGGCATCCAATACCTGAGATTCATAAAGAACTTCGGTCTTCTTGTTTGCATAAATAACATATCTTAGTTTGTTATTAGCAACCTCTATTTTAAAGTAGTCCGATGTATTTTCTTTTTCAATTTTAAAAAGAATTTGAGACTGAGAGACAACACCCTTTAACTGGAAGCATCCGTAAAACGCTGAGATTGGAGTGCTAAGAACATCAAAGTTTTTAAAGAATAGATACCCCTTTACTGCGTCCCAAGAAGATGCTGTTGGTCTAAATGTAAAGTAGTCTCTTTGATCATACAAAAAATTTTCAGAATTTGAAACAGAGTTGGCAGTTTTATTATCTGCAAACAATTCAGACTCTGTTTTTGAAGATAAAATGGTTTCTGGAAGTGGATTAGAAACTACAGACAAAGCCTTATTTGTAGTGACAATATTGTCGCTAAACCCCTGATTCCATGATCCAGTTTTTGGATAAGAATAATTTGCTGTATAGTCTGCAAAGGAGTAGTCAATAGTAACAGATGTTCCGCTATAAGAAGTATTGATATTTTCTGGTATTTCAACTCCTTGGCCAAAGACAAACCTTCTTTTTGCAACTGCCGATGGAACTAGGTATGGATAAATTCCAACGCAGTCTATATCGATTGGAGATATGTCATCGTATGCATAGAATCCAATCCAGTCTTGACTTTTACCGCCAACAAATTCTGATGGAAGGCTTGCTAATTCTTGAGAATATGGAAGGGATATAACTTCTTCTCCATTAATTAAAACGGATGCAATATCCGTTCCAACTTTTAGATGAACTAGCATTGGTCTAGTCCATTCTCCTACATAGTTTGTCTTATACTCATTCCCAACCTTTAGACCTATTGATGGTCCATCTACATAAATTCCATCTGTAGAACCTATAGGGCCAATAATTCTTTTTCTGCCGTTTGTATAAGAGTTTATCCTTAGCCAGGTTTCGAGTGTATATTGCTTAAACTGGCCTGAATCATTTAACATTCCTACACCAGGAACTATTAGTGATGGCTGACCATTATTTGCAACTAATGTTGTGTGCCCAGAAGTTCCGTAAACCAAAGGTATGCCAGAATTCTTTGCCCTAATCATATTGTCAGAGACAAGATAATATGCATCTAACTCTTGAAGACCATAGCATTTAGCAACAATACCCTTATAGGGGGCTAGTGAAATTGATGATGGAATATCTATAACATTTGTTCCAAGTGACGTAGAAGCAAACTCTTCTGACCACTGACCCAGGGTTATTCCATTTACCCTAAATATGTGAGTTGCCTCTTCATCTCCAACAAAGTTAATCTTAAAGACTATCTTTATGCCAGTATCTTCTGGCGGTGTGTCAAATGTTTCAGAAATAAATAGCCAGTTATTGTTTACAACAGTATCAAAATTTTTGAGATGTCTTACCTCTGTACCACTTGTTTGATCTCTATATTGATACCCTATTGAAAATCCAGATATATAAGAACTTTCAGAATAAAAATATCCACTAACAGAAAATGTTTTTAAATCTTCATTGAGTTGATCTATATTTATAATCTCTGGACTAATAGCAGTAATAGATGCTGTTTTATCTAAGATAGTATTTGCAGTAATCTTGCCAACATAACTATCAGGAAAAGGCTCTCCTGCAGACTCTAAATATGTAGAAGCAGTTCCTCCATAGATTGTCCAAGAAGAAAGGTTTCTTTGCTGCTCAGATATCAGAGATATATAATCTGCTCCATCATCAAGAGCCCACAATCCAGTAGGGTGTTCTGCAAACACCTTTTCTGCATATAGGTTTGATGGAGTAGACATTATAGGTCTATTTTACCACAGAAGACTACTTGTTTATTTTAATTTCGCAATAGTCTGTTGTGCAGTATGCTTCACCTTGTGCTTCAAGATTATCAACACCATCATAAATAGCACCAAAGTCAATATGCTTCAACTTGCCAATGTATGACTCATATTGGTCTTCAGTAATCTGAGTGTATGGCTGTTGAGGATAAACTGTGTTTCCCATTGGAAGGAAAGATACTGCCTTTAGTTGTCCCTCGTACATGTGAAGTGCTGGAACAACGTGCTTTGATTCTGTTTCCTTATCAAATGAAAGTGTTACAGAAACACCATTATCTGACCAGTACTTTTGAGCAGTTGCTGCAAGTGCAATCTTTTCAAATAGTGTTACATCCTTTTCAGATCTTGGATGACCTGATTTGATTGGGAAGTAGACTACTGATGTATTTGCTGACACTACGTCATCTTCAATTGTGTACCCCGCTGCTTTGAACAAATGCATCATTGGATCTGTGTTACCAAATCTAACTGCACGAAGGAAGAAGTTTCCTCCAGGTCCCCAGTGAACTCCAGGAGTTGCACCAGAAAGAATTGAAACAGATCCTGATGGCTTAACTGTTGTTACACGAATTGATTCACGAACACAAAGCCATTCTGAATACTGGTGGTCATAGTGACGGATCTTGTTGTATCCTTCATCCATCCACTCACGAACAACTGGCAAACCCTTTTGATCTGCAAATGATGCAATACCTGTAAGTGATGTACCAATGCGACGGTTACGTTGCATGATGCCATTTGTTTGTGGCCAGTGTGTTGGAACAAGTGTTACAGTCTTTCCATATAGGTATGCAAACTTAAGGGTACGCAGGAAGTCCTCCTTAGATTCATGGCGATTCAAGTGCACTTCTACAAGTGTACATAGTTCGTATGATTCCAATGGCTGCTCCGCACATGGGTTAAATCCCATCACACGATAATCCTTACCGTCTGGCGCATCCTTTAGTCGTCCATAATTACGAGCAACATCAAGCCAGATAAAACCTGGCTCTCCATTCTCTGTAACTAAATCTACATAATCTTCGTACTTAGTTCCTACCTCTGCTGAGATAGAGTTATTTGACATCCAAGCCCAGCCTGGATTTTCTTGATCAAATGAGTTACGCTCTGGGAACATTTCTGAATTCTTTAGATTCATGAATGTTTCATCCCCTGCATTTCCCAAAGCAAGTGTTGCTGATCTACGAACATTGCCTGAAACAACACATGTTCCAATAAGGTTTACCAAGTCTACGATGGCACGAGAATCTAGTGTTTCTCCGCCTCTGGAGCCGATTACACGGTCTATCTGGTCATGCAACTTGATAAGAGGTGCAGGTCCTGATGCAACGCCTCCAAAGCCCTTAATGGCTGCTCCAAGAGGTCTGATCAAATCATAGTTAAACTTCTGAATACTCTGGTTTGGTCTTAGATAAGAGTTGATCAGAAGTCTGACTGACTCTACCCATCCCTCACGAGTGTCTGGGATTTCAAATATCTGTTCTGGTTCTGATGGGGAGTAGATTGCAAAATTCTTATCCTGTCCTACAGTGTCAAACCCTACACCGATTCCAAGCATAAGAGCATCCATAACCCAGGCAAACAACGCTCCTGGATCATTCTTGTCAAGATCCTTTGTAGATACCATCGCACAGTTTTGTAGTGCTGCTGAGTTCTTCTTCTCCATGGTCATCGGAGTTCCAAATGCCCACATACCTCTTCCTGGTGGTGTCCACTTTAATTCAAACATTCTTTGGAATGCTTCCTGTGCTGACTTCTGAGCCTTGTAGTCATTCCATGGGAGACGATTCTCTTTAGCATGGTTCTTCTGTACTGAATACATACCCTCGATTACACGACGACACACCTCATGCCAACGCTCTTTAGTTCCATCCTCCTTCATACGAGAATAAGTACGAATAAAGGTAATTTCTCCTAAAGAGTTTTCTGCTGCATCTTTAAAACCAAATGGGCTTGGAGCAGAAGTATACTTTTCTACAAAATCCTCTGGAAGTCTAAAACTAAAAAAATCTGACATGTGTATCGTCCTTTCAAAAACGGAATAGTCTTAAGTATAGCAGAGTTTTTAAAAAAGTAAAACTCTCCCCTAAAGTTGTGGTTAAGAGTTAATATTTGCCACTAAATATATGATTTAACTCTATATGATTTATGTTAACATGCTTTGGTAATTCCGAAACCCAACGTATACATTCAGCCATATCTTCTGCAGTTAGAGCAGCAGATCTTTTCTCTTCTTGTGTATCAATAGTTCCTGGACATATTTCAGTAATCTTAATACCATACTCTGGAAACTCTAGTCTCATTGTATCAACAAGGGCCATCATACCTCTTTTAGCATTTGTATAATTACCGCCAGATCTATAGGAAAACTTTCCACCCAAAGAACTGATGAATATTATTGTTGGCGATTCCGACTTCTTCATAGAGGGAACGAAAAGTTGAGATAAATACATAGGACCAGAAACATTTATGTCGTATGCTCTTCTGAAATTGTCCATAGTTTCATGAATTATGTGAGTTGGGCTTGCGCCTCCACCAGCATTATTTACCAAGAGGTCTATGGTTATTCCTTCATATTTTTCATAAAACTTTTTAATTTGAGAAGAGTCTGTAATGTCCATTTGATAAACCTCTACATTATCAGACACAAGTTCAGATACTTTTGATAAGTCTCTTGAAACTGCTATAACTTTATATCCATTCTCAGATAAAAGTTTTACAGTTGCTAATCCAACACCTTTGCTGGCACCAGTTACAATTGCTGTTTTTTGACTATCCATTTAGAACTCTTTCCATGATATTGTGAAGATCATTAAAACCATTTTTACTATCTGGCTTGATCCTGCTCCAGACATCATCGGTATCTCCCTTGTGGATTAAATAATATCCAAACATTGATAAAATGTCCCTCTGCATCCTTTTGCTTTCTTCAAATGCATGGTGAATTCCTCCGCTATGCTCTATAGCAATAATATCAAATTTGTATCTGCTAAGTGGCAAGTTTAACAATGCTAATGTGTTTGCGTGGATTCCTGCATCTGAATCAATATCTATTGATAGAAAGTTTATTATATTTGGAAAATTGTTTTCTTTAAAATGCTTTTCCCAATTAACTCTTAGCGCATTATCATTAATGCATTTATTTTTTCTATTATCATTAAATAGTTCAGAATAGTATTTTGAAATTTCAATAGATATGCCATTCCAACCGTGCTCTTTTTCTAAGAAATATGTATTGCTTCCATCCTTAAAATGGTTAGCGCCAACCTCTACATAAAATCCATTTTTTAAATCATTATTAAACTTATAAGCAATGACTGCATGCATAGGCGTATCTTCATCATTTTTAAAATCATCAAGAGTCCACTCAGAACATTCATGCGAAATGCCTTTATAGTCTTGCTTTATGATTTTTTTTATTGAATTCATTAGGCTTTATGAACCAGTATTAAAGGCCATATCGTTGTGAATCCAATGACCTGGAACCATGTACTTAATGCCACTCTTAACTCTATGAGCAGTATGGAAATATGGTGCAGATGATGGGAAGATAATTACGCTGTTTGCTTTTGGCTTTACTCCAAAGTCTATAGAGTTTTCCTTAACAGCAACATCGTAGTCTGGATCTACTGCAGGTGCCCCCGCTGTCCAGCCAGTACTACTTGTCCATCCTCCATCATAATCCTTTAGTTGAAAAGAAATCTCTCCTCCGTCATTGTCATCATTAAGATACATAACAAGGGAATACCTAAGAGTTTTATCTCCATCTAACTGATCAAAGTGTGAGCCCATATCAACATTGGTGTTGTACTTCTTTATATTAAAAGTAGGAAAAATATTAGGCTCATCATTATCTCCAAGAGACTTAGCATAGTCTTTTGATACCTTGTTAAAAGTATCTAAAACAGCATTATAGATATAAGCCATCTTTTCTTTTATTGGGTCATCGAAGCCACGAATTGCTGTTGCATCAAATGTCTTTGTGACTCCATAAATAAATGTTTTATCGTTTGATGATGTCCACAAGTTCCAATTGTTTATCTCTCCATCTGGAGAACCAAGTGCATCCAACTCATCAATAACGCTCATGAACTTATCAAAGTCTTCAATTGCATCTGTGTAGTAGTAAGTCTTTGGGTCTAATATTTCTCTATTCATTATATCCTCCTAGTACCTATTCTTTTCATAGTGATCTTTTTCTTTTATAAAGCCAACTACGACATATCTTATTGGTCCGTCTTGTACATGTCTTACTCCATGTTCGTGCTTTTCATCCCCTGGGAAAAATAGCATGTCTCCTGGTTTTGGCTTCAATGATATATCAAGGTTTGGGAAAAATAATTCTCCTCCTTCATACTCATCATTTATATAAACTATTGTCGCATATCTTATTGAAGGGTCTGTATGCTGATCTGTGTGCGCTTTTAATTCAACCCCTGGCTGCATTCTTTGAATTGTTGCCAATCCGCTAAGGATTAGAGATGGGTCTGAATTATTTACCATGCTCTGAAGTCGTTCATAGAATACATGCTGCTCTTTATGATGCTGAATATTTAAATTTTTATCTACCCAGTTTTGAGTAATTTCAAACTTGCCTTCAGCAACAAGGTTATCAACATCTTCTCTTCCAAATTTTTGCAGGCAAAACTTTTTTAAGTTACTCATATATTCTACTTCCCAGTCAGCCTGAGATGCATTTAATATTACCCCAAAAACAAAGTCTAAATCTTCTTTTGTTAGAAAATCTTTAACCCAAAGTATCTCGTTTGTGATTTCTTCAAATACAAAGTTTTTGTCTATAAGTTCTTTTTTAAATGCATCAAGCATCTGGAACCTCGTCCGACTTATATCTATTTCCATCTTTATCTATCTTCCAGCCCTGCTTAAGCAAATCTTGCCATTCGGCTCTTTCAATTTCTTGCTTTGCTCTGGTCTCTTTCATCTCTGCAGCCCATGCATCTCTCAATTCTTGCGAGTAAGCATCTTCTGGTCTGTCATCCCAAAACGATCCGATTGTATATCTAACACCGCTTGTGATCATAGAGACCTCATGCATGTTATTAAATCCCCCATCAAATACAGCAAGCATTCCAACCTTTGGCTGTATCTCTAAGTCTTGGTCTGGAAATTTAAGAAGACCACCTTCAAAGTCATCATTCAAATACAAAAATCCTGCATATCTACTTCTTGTAAATGCTCCAGAGTTACCTTCTGCATCTGTATTATCTGAGTGCTTTCTTGCATATGCTCCTGGCTCCCACTTTTGTGTATGGTACCCAATTTGGTGTACTGTCTCTGGGTCAAGATCGTGAACACTTGCAATTGCATTAATTATTCCCTGCTTAATTTCTGAAAAGATGTTAGGGCTTAGTTCTTCATTTATAACATGCTCATCATTGTCTTCTGGCAAAACTGATGAGTATGACTCATAAAAAGATATTGGCATCCATGTAATAGTACCAACTTCTACATGCTTATCTAGGACCTTCACAAGTTTTGCAGATGTTTCTGCATCCAGGAAGTTCTCATAGACAACTATATCTTTAGTAAGTCGGTTCTTGTTTTCTAGGTTCATCTTAGTCTCACTCCATTTTTGATTTCGGCTCTTTGTGGATACTTGTCTCTAAATGCTTTTTCTAGTTCTGGCTGCATAGATGCCCAAACATCTTTTCCAAATTCTTTTTCTTTTTCATACCATTCGTCTGTTCCCTTTTGGTATTTTTGCCAGTACATTCTTGATAAAAACTTATTCTTATTATATGAAGGCATTACTCCATGAAGGTATGGCTTACCCTCTTCTGTTAAATAGTCTGGATGACCTGATGGGAAAACTAATAGATCTCCTGCTTCTGGCTTATACTTTACAAGTTTATCTCCCATAACAAAGTCAACTTCTCCACCCTCGTAATCATCATTGAAGTAGATTGTGCATGTTATTATAAATTTATATCCTGGAGCATCTGCTTGCTCTGGCATGTAGTCTGAGTGATATCTCATTCCATGTTTTTCTGTTTCGCTACTTGTATGGTACTTTCCTATTGTTCCACCAGTCCATCTCCAGGTGTTAATTGTATTTCCATTATCGTCTAAGCATGTTTCATTCAGATCGACATCAACATTATATCTCTTAATATAGTCTGCAGTCACTAGGTGAAAGTTTTCCATCATTTCTAAAACAAAATTCTTTTGGTCTTCCTGAGTTTCTGTTTTTGCATCTACATCTTCTAGGATTCCATTTCTATATGACATAGAAAAATTTGGAATGATTGGGTTTAGGTAATCTCCAAAAATAGACCACTGCGTCCAAGGACTAAAAAGCCTGTCTTCTGTTTCAACAAGAGAATCTGTCAAAACTTTATAAGACTTTGAGACATCCTTAAACATATTCTTATACACAAGAATGTTAGGGTATATCTCAATTGCTTCTAGTGCTTTATCTGTCATGGCTGTCTTTCCCCTGTATGCTTTGTTATTTCCCAGAAGAATGGACAGGTATATCTTACACCGCTCTTAATTTCAGTTACTCCATGGATATAGTTTTTATCCCCTGGGAAAAAATACGCTGCACCCTTCTTAGGCTTAAACTGTACCCCCTGTAGAGGGAAATACAACTCTCCACCCTCGTAGTCATCATTCAAATAGAATAAACTAGACAAGTCATAGTTTGGAAAATCATTTGGAGTTCCAGCATCTGGACCTTCATGAAGTTCTTTGTCTGCATGAGGCTTTTGAAATTGTCCTGGAAGCCACTTAACAATAGTAGTTCCAGTTGGAATAACCTCTACCTTGTAGAACTCTTCTACAATTGGCTTTAGTCTTTGAAAAAGCCCTGCAACAATTGGAGATATCTGAGGATCGTTTTTATCTAAGGTTGGTTGAGTTGCAACTCGATCCTTCCAGTAGTCTGAGTCATAAGTAACAGTTCCATTTTCATTTACATGACTTTCAGTTACATCCCAGACTGTTAAAGACTTTGCAGCCTTTTCTAAGAAATCTATTTCTTCTTGTGTCATAAAGTTCTCTAGTTCAACAATCATATCCTTGCCATCTCCAAACCAGCCAGATGGTGTTATAGACGGTGTTCTTTTTACTACTGTGTACGAATCTTTGTTTTGTTCCATGCTCATAGTATATCACCATTAAGATTATTCTTTACTGAAAGTTTTAGGGCCTTTACTTCATGGCTTCCCAAAGACTCCTGCTTTTCATTGACTGCATTTCTATACCAGTCTGTCCAGTTACCAGATGCATTTATCACTTGTGCAGCCTCCCCATACGCTATGTTTGCCTGTTCTCTTTGTCTACCAGGATCTTTGTACTCAACAATGTTTATCTCTGTATTGTTTAAACTTGTTAGAGATATTGGAAGGATTGTGGCAATTGGTGTTCCAGCCTTTATAACAACTCTTTTATTCGGGGCCTTTGCTCTAATTGCTAGAGGAAGAGGATTATCGTAAAAAGAGGTGCTTATTAAAGATGACATAGTCTCAAACTCATCACTAAAATAGTTTACTGGTGTAAACGTAAATATGCTAACATCCTGATCTGTTCTAAATACAAGTCCAGTATTTAAACTAATAGAAGATTGCCCTCTACCAGAGTAAGAGCCTTCTGGACTAAAAATTGTAACATGATCCTGTGTTTGATCATTTATTCCATCCCAAAGAAACTCTATATCTTCTGTACATGAGAGACTGTACCCAACTACGTTTGCCTGTGTGACTGGGAAGCATCGGTAGGCATGGTTCTCTGCTGTAGCATCCATCCAATCTCTTTTAATTGACATTGGAGCAATTTCAAAGATGCTGCCTGGAGCCTTTTCTACTGATATATTGTACATTAAGGGTTATCCCTCTCGATACATTTCTGGAGTGTGAAACTTCTTATTATAATCAAGCATAGTTACAATAGAATACTTGGTTCCTGAATGAACAGGCATAGCCTGATGAGGATACATGAAGTTTGATGGGAATATAAACAGATCTCCAGCCTCTGGCTTAACCTTTAGATTCTGAAGTCTAAAGTATAGTTCTCCACCTTCATAGTCGTCATTAACATATGCTACCAAAGAAACAGTACAGTTATAGGAGAATCCGTGGTCATGGTGCTCCATAAAGTGTTGTCCTGGTCCGTACTTAATAAAGTTAAATGCTTCCCAATACTGTAGTTTATTTATGTTATGCATTTTTGCATAATCCTCAACTGCTGGCAACTTTGCATCATAGATATCCTGCCATAGTGCCTGTAGATTTTGAGAAACCTCACTAGTATCATTTTCAATATCTGTTTTCTTAAACTTAAAGTCTACGCAATCTCTATAGTCTGGCATTAATTGCTGATATCCAACATATGCTGGATGCCAGTGATAGGGGATGCCTTCTGGGGACAAAGAGCCGTACTCAGCAACAGATCCAATGTTGCTTTCGAGTCTATTAATTACATCAAACTCTTTCTTGATAACTCCCTTGTAGCAAAAAATTCCATTACCTAGATCTTGTTTTTCTGTCCATGTTTCCATTACATGCTCCTAACTTGTTGGTGACCTAATTCATTAATGTCTGTCATAATTACAACCGAATACTTTGTTCCTGACTTCATTGGCAAAGATGCATGCTCATAGATGTAGTTAGATGGGAAAACAGCAATGTCTCCTACTCGTGGCTTATAGACTAGGTTATCTAGTCTTGGGAACTTTATCTCCCCGCCTTCGTAATCATCGTTTATGTATATGACTGCTGATACCGTGCAATTGTATGCTGGACCATGGTCTGCATGAATATTAAAGTGTGTACCTTCCCCATCATATTTTACAAAGTTAAAGGCCTCATAATAAACAACATTAATGCCCCAATATGTAGCATAGTCGTCAATGCAGACCTTGAGTTTTTGATAAATTTCTTCATGAAGATCTAAGAGTTCTGAGTTATCTTTGTCTCTTGGACCTAGATTTTCTTGCTTGTACTTAAAGTCTACACAGTGTCTGGCTTTTTTAATTGTCTCAGTTGAGTTGGTTACTTTGGCTTCTGCCCAAGTATACTTCTTATCACCAGACAAATTTGATTCAAGAGTATTGATGTATCTGTTTGCATCTTCTTGTGAGAATGTGTTGTGATAAACATGAAGCCCTAAGCCAAGATTCTCGGCAACAAACCCATTAGTTAATTCTTTTGGTGCAACTCTATTTGATGCAGTTTCTGATCTATCTTTTGTAAACCAAGGATTTGCATTTTCATCATATACTGTCATTATTCATACTTCCTTCTGCTCCATACTGTATTTTTATAAACTCCGCCATCTGGGACTCTATAAATATCAGAATTCTTTCTATTGTTTGTCAACATGTTTATAGGATTCTCTATCACTATCTCTGATGACCAGTCTTCTCTTTTAAATGGAAAAACCTGTGCAAAAGGTGTTCCAGCCTTTAGAGTTCCTGACCAACCTTCTGCTATGAAGAATGGCAGAGATCCTGGATAATGAACCTTGTCTGTGTCAATTATACCAGAGGTGTTTAGGAATGGTAAGTCAAATCTATTAAATGGCTGAGTTATTAGTACGCTATATCCTGGTGGAGTTTTGATTGCCCAATCATAAAACCAAGCAAAATGATTCTGATAGTATCCTCTTGGATGCTCAAACTGTTGCATTGGAGGTCTTGGTGTACAAAAATCTTGATACTGCTTATCTTGTATATTTACCGTCAAGGTTTTTTCATCTTTTTGTATAAACTCTATATCGCATGGAAGATTAAGTGAATAGCCTGTTCCTAAAATATCAAAGATTGCTGGACATGCTTTCCATGTTGGCATCTTTCCATAGTCATCCGTAGTGCCTTCTTTTGGACGAGCACAAATCTCTCTTGGTCCTGCTTTATAGTATTCACCATTAGGAAGTTTTGCAAATCTATCTGCTTCTCTATACCAGTCTGGTATATGCTTAATTATTGGAGTTGGAACAGATGTGCTGTCCTTTTTAAGCCAAACTCTGTTGGACATAAAAGAAATTATATTATTCATTTTTTCCCCTTTTAATAGAGTATATCATAGAAATCTTATCCTGTCAATCTTATATATCAATAACTGGTTTATGGTTATCGTCAACTACTAATCTATTTACCTTTTTATCAAAAGCAATCTTGCTAGACTTTGAAATGTTATTGGACCAGAAGGTAACATGAGTGTATCTTGTTCCATCAGTAACCTCTTTGATGCCGTGCATATTATCAATAGTTCCACTAAAGATTAGCATTGTTCCTTTTTTAGGCCGTATCTCAAAGCCATTGTGTTGTGGAAAGTATAGTTCTCCACCAGCGTAGTCATCATTTAGGTAGATGATAGAAGTAAACGCCTTATTGGTAAATAGTCTTTTATATTTCTCTATATTACGCTCTTCAAAAAAATATTTACATTCTTCTGGCACGGAGTCAAGATCTACAGAAGAAAGATCAAAATCTGGATCAATATGGTCTACATGAGGTTCCTGAAGATTTCCTTTTCTCCACCTTACTATCTCCCAAAGTTCGCTATGCAGGTCAAAGTCTGGATTAAAAAAATCAATGACTTCTTCATGCATTTCATACTGTAATGGAAGGACAACATCAAAAAAATCTTTTCTGCGTTCCATGCCCTGAAGGTACAGTTCATTAATATCAATCCTTCTATTGTTCCACTGCTTGCCTGCAGAAATATATTCTTCTTCATCTTTAAATATATAACTTTTTATAGAGTTATTAAAGTTGTCCCAAAGATCTTCTTTTTGAGCGTACTCAATAAGATAATCGCATGTTGCATCATCTATAAAGTTTTCAACAACCCTAATCTTTGGAGAATCTAAATCTTTTTTATACATATCTCACCATATACTTTCCTATAAACCAGTTCTTATATTTCATATCTCTGTACTCTGTCCAGTATGTTGCTATAGCGTAGTTGCCAATAACTAATTCTGATATTTCTTGATCTCCCGAATTGTTTGTCAATACATATGTCCTACATTCATTCTTTAAGGGAGTGATAGTTTGGCATATTTGATCTTCGACAATAATGTCTGTATTAAATAGATTTCTATCTATTTTAATAAGTTGAATCTTATACGGAAAAACCTTGTTTGTATTATGAAACATATCAATAATCTGACCTTGTAAGATCACTCCAGTTTCTTCTACAACCCTGCCAACAAACTTCTGTATTCTGTAGATTTGATCTGCACTTATAGCGTCTTCTGACCAATTTGGCTCATCATTAAATTTATTGAGTGGCAAAACCTTATCTAGTTTTTCATTAATATCTACTAGGTCTGTTACGTTTGCTGGAGTAAAAATTGACCTAATCACTTTAGCCAACTTGCTATAGAATACCTGTTCCCAGCCGTTACAGGCTTTACGCTGTGCGAATAGACATAGGATGATGGGAACACAACCATGTCTCCTTCTTCTGGCTTTAACTCTATGCCAAACTGAGGAAAACATAATTCTCCCCCAGAATAGTTATCATTTAAATAATAAACAGTTGAAACTCTTCTGAAGTTTCCACCTCCATCATCCATATGATTCTCAAACTTTCCCCCTACCTCATACTTTAAAATTTTGTATGGGTTGTGAGACTTTAAAGATATCCCGAATAATGACATATAGTCTTTTTCTACTGGGTCAAATGTTGCTCTGAAAATATCTGTAAACTCATTATCATTATTAGTAGAGTATGGTACATCTATAGATAGAGTTATTCTAGAGTCATAGTCTGTCTTAAACTGATCATTGCTAATAATACTTTCTTTTGTTGCCCCGCTAAAGTCCAAATCTAAAATTCTGTCTTTGCATTCAAGTTTGATATTTTTATATAATCTTATGCCTAAAGCCAATTCTTTACTTTCCATAATAAAACCTCTGTGTATGAAACTTATCACTATAGTCTAACATTGTAACAACTGAATACTTTATGCCTGTTGTCACTGGCAGCGCTCTATGCATAAACATAAAGTTTGATGGGAAAATTACTAGATCCCCTGCATCAGGCTTTATAGTTACATCTTGTAACTTAAAAAATATTTCTCCGCCTTCATAGTCATCGTTTAGGTATCCAACCAATGAGACTACAGACTTATAAGAAGCACCATCGTCTGCATGCATCTGAAAATGATTTCCTGGATAGTACTTTACTAAGTTTATAGACTCCCAATATTCTAAAGGTTCCATTGGGTACATTTTGCAATAATCTTGTACTGCAACATTCATAGTGTCAAACAGATACTGCCAAGAGTCTTTTACTATTTCAGACTTTTCATCTGTTCCAACTATTGTAGACTTTTTAAACTTAAAATCTAAACAGTCTCTATACTCAGGAACCTTTTGTCTATTGCCTACCATTGCAGGACTCCACTTATAATTACTACCCTCAGATAAAACGCCCTCTAGTTTTTCTGCAATGTCATTACCTGACTTTATGATATTTTTATATAGAACTAGTCCAGGTGCTAGGACAACCTTGTCCAGATATGAGGCAGGGAGTATACCGTCGTTATTTTCGACTGACATATACTCCCTACTCTCTACTAGATTACTTGTTGTGTATTAGTATACCACTTACGAAGAACCAGTCGTACGGTTCGCAAGATAACTGGTAAACATTTACTACTTCGTCTGTGAAGTATTCGATGCTTGTTACTGGAACTTCAACCTTTTGACCAGTTGAGTCTACCACTATCAGGCTTTCTCCTACTTCGATGTAGTATGCTTCTTTAATCTTGTACTGATTGTTGACTGTCTTCACGAATACTGGCTGTGTGAAGGTGATTCTGATATCTGAGTTTCCATTGAAACAGATGATATCTGACTCTTCGACAACTTCCATTGCTGTGATTGTTGTCTCAACCAATGCTCCAGGAGTTAGACTGTTTGCAGACCATGAGTACTTCTGCCAGTCTGGTTCTGAGGCATCTAATTCAGCAAGTGGTGCTGACCAGATTACATCGCCAACCTGAAGATTCTTTACAGGAATCTGTCCATTAGGTGTATCGATCAATGTGTTCTCTTCAACACATGGTGGTCCAAACCAAGGAATGATTGGGGCGAACGATGGGAAGTAAGGTGGGAAGAACGGGAAGAATGGGAAGTAAGGGAAGAATGGTGGGAAGAACGGCCCAAACGCTGGTGGGAAGAATGGTGGGAAGAACGGGAAGTAAGGCGGGAAGAATGGTGGAAAGAATGGGAAGTAAGGGAAGAATGGTGGGAAGAATGGTGGGAAGAATGGTGGGAAGAACGGTGGGAAGAACGGTGGTGTAGTTGTAACTGATGAAGATGCTGCAGAAGTTGCAGAATTTCCATTAGCATTTGTCGCATACACTGTATATGTCTGAGATGTTCCTCCTTCTTGAGCAACGCTTGTAGATGTTGCATTAAGAGTTGCACCCTTGCCATCTGATGATGCCCAGGTGTATGAAGTAATTGCAGATCCACCATTTGCTGGAGCAGACCAAGACAAGTTATCTTGATTTACCTGTGTTGATACTGTTGGTGCTGATGGTGTTTCTGGCACTGTTGTAATTGTTACTGCAGAAGAAGCAGAAGACGCTACTGATGTTCCAGCAGCATTTGATGCTCTTACTGTAAATGTTGTAGATGTGTCTGATGGAAGTCCAGTAATAACAATTGGAGAAGATGCTCCAGTTGCTGTCTGACCCGTACTTGCTGTTACTGTATAGGATGTAGCAGCAGGTGATAGTGCGGGTAGAGAGAACGAAACATTTGCTGCTCCATCGTTATAACCACGTCCAGTTCCTACGTTTGTTGCTGTAACACCTGTTGGTGCTAATGGCTCCAAGAAGTCATTTGACGCTTGGGACTTTCTACCTGATTTCTTACCTGCTGCCATATTGAATCTCCTATTTTCTTATTGAATTTTTATTACGCTGTTAGGTCGCCGTATACAACCCATGTGTTTTCTGCTCTCTTGAAAAGAGTTGCTGAAGACCACTGTGTTCTTAACTTTAATCCTGGTGTAGCGTTAACAGTTACTGTTCCGCTTACTGGAGCAATAGTTACCTGTCCTGTTGAAGTCTGAAGAATATCAATAGATGTTCCTACTGGATATGCTACAGAAGCATTTGTTGGAATAGTAATTGTTGTTCCTGATGAAGAAGATACCTCGATAAGAGAATCCTTTTCAGAAACTGCTGAAAGTGTGTATGATGCTGTCTTCTGGATAACTGGTGTAGCAGAAGGAACCTTTCCAGCAAGTGCTGTTGTTACAGTTGCTGCATAGTTTGCGTCATCACCAAGTGCTGCTGCGAGTTCATCAAGAGTATTAAGTGCTCCTGGTGCTCCTGCGATCAAGGCATTTACCTGTGATGTAGCATCAGAGATTGCTTCTGACTTTGCTGTTGCAATTGCTGTAGCCTGTGCTGAAGATACTGGCTTGTTAGCATCTGATGTATTATCAACATTTCCAAGACCTAGCGTAGTCTTTGTTACTGCTGCAACGTCTGACAAGTATGCAAGGTTTGCAGAGTCAGTAATTCCGTGAACATTTGTTGTATCTGAGTTATGTGTAGAAACTGCACCGTCTGCATATGTCTTGGTTGCAACTGTTGAGTCAATATCAAACTGTTCAGTAAGTGTGTTCCAGTTGATACCTTCACCAGCCTGTGCTGACATGTCTCCTGCTGCTGTAGAAATTGCTGCTGCAAGTTGGTCTGCTGTGACTAGGTCTGCAGTATCTGCAATTCCATGTACATCGATTGTTGCTGCATTGTGTGCTGAAACCTTAGTATCTGCTGAATCGTCTGCATACTCTGTAGTTGCAAGAAGTGCTGTATTAGCAATTCCGTGTACAGATGTTGTGTCTGAAGCGTGTGTAGATAGTGCACCATCTCGTGCTGTAACTTCTGCTGCAATAGCATTAGTTAGTTCTTCATCTACATATGTTGTAGTTGCGAGAAGTGTTGTATCTGGGATACCGTGAACAGATGTTGTATCTGCTGCGTGTGTTGAAATCTTAGTATCTGCTGCTGTTCCTGCATCCGCAACTGCCTGTGTCTTAGCAGTATCAAGTGCTGAAATTGTTGCAAGGTTTGCTGTGTTAGCAATACCGTGGACAGATGTTGTATCTGAAGAGTGTGCTGAAAGGTTACTAGCAACGCTTGTAAAGAATGTTGGGTCTTCTCCAATTGCGTCAGCCAATTCACCAAGGGTGTTGAGGAGGTCTGGTGCTCCGTCAATAATTGCTGTTAATTCTGCTGCATTAGCAAAATATGATAGGGCTGACCATGCTGATGATCCATTACCCATCTTGAACTTACTTGTGTCGGTTTCAAATCCGATTTCACCTGCTGCGAGAATTGGGTTTGCAGCCGACCATTGTGCTGCAGTACCTCTGCGCTGTTGCATTCTTGTTGCCATTTATGTAATCTCCTTATATGGGGGCTGCCCATTAACTTATCTTATTATAACACCCAATTTTTAATTGAAGTTATCTACTACGCTACCGCCATCGAATACAACTGTCCAAACTGTTGTGTCTGGTCCACCTGCATCCAAACCTACACCCAGAGGGCTGTTGAATGATCCGCCTTCATAGAACTGAGATACTATGAAACCAGTTCCATCAATTGCGGTATCGTGAATGTGCTGTGGTAAGTTATTTGTATCATCAATAGTAGCCTGGGTATACCATGCTCCATTGTAATAGAAATTAACTCTATTGGTAGCAGTGTCTAACCACTGTGTCCCGTTTGTAGGTGAAGAGGGAGCAGTTGTGCCAACGGCCATTGATCCTGTTAGTGAATCTACATACTCCTTAGTTGCTGCATGAGCACCAATAGTAGGTGTTCCTACTTCTACTGCCCCGCCGAATGTACCGCCGTTTGCTACGACTAGCCCATTCTTGACCTTGAAGTCTTTATTCTCTGTTGTCATTTATTGCTCCCTTTTCCCTACAAATTTTTATTACTTAAGAAGTGTTCCAGTTACCTTAATTGTTGAATCATTTACTGGATTAACTCTTATTCTAACATTTGACCCTGAGACATCTGCTGTAATAGTTCCTCTTGACCCATTTGTTCCAACGATTGCATATTCTGTAATTGCTACGTTATCTGATGAATCAAGTGTTAGCAAGATTTCTGAAACTTCATTATCTGTTCCATTATCAATCTTGACAATTACCTTTGCTGCACGATAGTCACTCTTAGCCCACTCGTATGCAGTTACTGCAACTGATCCAAGTGATGTTGACGATGCTGCAAACTGAGCAGACTCATCATTAATATTTAGTAGTGTAAAACCATTTCCACCAGTTGTCAGATTTTCAATCTGTCCATCAGTATATGTTGCTGCTGTTGTTTCTGCTGCACTCTGAGCATCTGCTGCTGCACCAACTGTATCCCAAAGACCTGTATTAGCAGTTACTGCTGCTGAACTAAAGTCTGAGATATCTTCTGAATTAAGACCAACTACAGAAATTACATCATTTGTAATATCGATGTTTGACCCTGGTGTTAAAGCATCCTGCTTGCCTGCTGCAACTGATTCAAGGTCAGAAATAATATCTGGGTTATCTTGAAGTGCTGAAGCCAATTCTTGAAGTGTATCAAGCATTTCTGGTGCTGCACCAACGAGGTTTGATACTGCTGTATCAGTGTAATCGTTAGCCTCACCCTTAGCAGTTGCAATTGCATTGTTACGGTCTGTAACTTCTGTGCTAATTGCTGTTGTAATTGCTGAGTTACGTGCTGTTACTTCAGTATTAATTGCTTGATCAATGGCGTTATTACGATCTGTAACTTCCCCTGAAATTTCCTGATCTGTGTAAGACTTAGCATCATTTAGTGCATTGGTTGCCTTGGTTGATGCATCTGTTGCTGCTGCTGCAACGGCATCTGAATATGCTGCTGATGCTGCTGAATCTGCTGCACCTGCTGGGTCATAATTAGATGCAAGACTGTCAGCATAACCTCTTGCTGAAGTGTCTGCTGCTGCTGCAGCGCCAAAACCATCAAATACTCCATCGCCAGCATCGATTGCTCTTTGGTTTGTAAAGTAAAGGTTTGAGCCCTCTTCAATATCAGATGTTGTAAGATCATTGATAGCATCTCCAATAGTTCCACCAACTGCTGAGATTGCTCTTGCGTTTGTGAAGTATAGGTTTGTTGCTCCCTCTTCAATATCATCTGTATCAAGCGCATCTGCGTGAGCAATTGCTGCTGCTTCTGCTGCATTAGCCTTGCTTGTTGCGTCTGCTGATGCTGTAGCCTCTGCTGCAGCCTGTGCAGCGTTAGCCTTTGAAGTAGCATCTGATGCTGCTGCTGTTTGTGCTGCTGAAGCAGATCCTGCTGCATCATATGCTGCTGATGTTGCAGAAAGCGCTGCTGAGTTGAAATCTGAAATATCTGCTGCATCTAGTCCAGTTACAGAGATTGTTGATCCTGCAATGTCAATATTTGAGCCTGCAGTTAAAGTGTCTTGCTTTCCTGCTGCAATATCTTGAAGATCAGTAATAACATCTGGATTATCCTGAAGCGCTGCTGCTAACTCATTGAGTGTATCAAGAAGTGCTGGTGCACCGTTTACAAGATCTGCTACAGCCTGATCTGCGTGATCTTCTGCTGCCTGCTGTGCAATTCCAATTTCTGTACTTGTCTTGTATGCTGACCAAACTTTGTCTGTAGCATTTGAGGCATCGTTAATTTTGTTATCTGTGTATATGTTAGCATTTGATTCTGCTGTTGAGGCTGCACCATATGCATCATATGTTGTGCCTAGGTTAAGATTTGTAATTGCTGTATCTGTATAAGAGTTAGCAGCAGTTTCTGCATCATCTGCATACCCCTGTGCGACAACTCCTGCTTCACTTTTAGCAGTTGCAATAGCATCATTACGGTTTGTAACTTCTGTGTTAATTGCATCTGAAACATTTGTTGTTGTTGCAAATCCATATGAACCAGTCAGGTCTGTCGCAATGCCTTCAATATCAACATTGAGGTTATCTCCGCTTGTGAAAACATAATCTCCTGCCATTTCTCCAGCAAGTGAGTTTTGATCAAGTGAGAGTACACCTGAACCATCTACTGAGAGGTTTCCTGTTACAGACTTTACTAGTGTTTCCCCACCAATAAGGTTCAAGATGTATTGATCTGATGCGTTCTCTGTAAGAACTGTATTTCCACCGACTGTTGCGGTAGTTTCAACTACAAGGCCATTCTTGACCTTAAAATTTTTATTTACTGTTGCCATTTTTTATATCTCCTTAAGCCTTAAGTCCAATTCGTGCGTAACGAACTGTTATAGGTGTAATACCGCTTACTGGAGTGACTGTTAAGGCCACGGTATTTCCAGTGCGGGAGACATTAATGGTGCCAATATTCCCATCATTGTCGATAGTGCCGTATTCGGTAACATTTATATTTGTACCGTCAACTAGGATTGTTAATTCAGTTGCATAGAACTTGTTGTCCCCTGCTGTAGTCTTTGATATTGAAACAATATACTTGACCATGCGCCAAACTGTAGCATCAAAGTTATCAACAACAGTTACGTTCTCAATTCCATTGACTGTAGTTTCGTTATTACCAGCAGAGCCCAAATCTGTTGCCTGAGCAGTTGCGGTATCGATTAAATCTGCATAATTTTCTTGAGTAGGTCTGTCTCCTGTTTGGAAGAGGGACTTTACTCCTGGGATTGATATCTTTGCCATGTGGTAATTATAACAGCCTTTTAATAAGATTATTAAAGAATGTAGTTAGAAAACCCAATAACCTGAATACCAATTCCTGGTGGGTTATTTTCTCTATATCCTTCAATTCCAATATTAGTTATTGTTAATCTAAATGGAAGAATGTCTGCTGGCCTAACAACTTTTGCATAGTCAACCGAAACAACACCGTTAGAAACGTACTCAATTCTTTCAAAATGAACAATGGGAGAAATTGTTACTGCTGATGCTAAAACACCTAAAGCAATACCTTCAGAAATCGTGGTTCTTGCCATAGTTACTGTGCTTGGTCTGTGATTTCGCCAAGCATGATCATTTCACCTTGACATACTGTCCAAACACGATCTCCATCAGTTAATTGAATATCAAAAACATCTCCTGTTAAAAGTTGTTTTGATTGAGTTGCGGATAAGGTTACTGTGAATTCTCCAGCATTATCAAAATCTGTTTTATCTGGCAAAACTGTAAATAGAAGATCGTCTCCAACATTGTCAGAATATCTTCTGAAGTCACCCTTTATGTTCCAACCAGTATCGTCACCAACAGCAGTTGTGTTGTAGTCTAATGGGTTTCCTAGATCATCTTCAACATAAATTCTAAAAGATGCGGTATCTCCAATAACAACAGTCCAGTTAATGAGTGGTGGCTTATTACCAATATTATAAGTCGCTGGAGCAGTTACTCCAGATATTGGGGTTTCGTTGGGGTTTCTATATGTAGCCATAGTTTTATTATATCACGACAATCCGTCCTTGAGTGCTCCCCAAGTACCGTTTCCTTTTGTTTGGACTATTATCAAACCAGTAGGACCTTGAACTGCAACTACTGCAACATATCTTCCTGGTCCAGTAGATGGTCTACCATTAACAAGGTTTCCATTTGAATCAATATAAACCTTTGTTCCAGATGCTCCAAGAGAAGATGTATTCATTTGCAAAACACCAGAAACAACGATTACTCCATTTTCATTGTTTGCAATGGTTGACTGTACTAGCCCAAGTATTGGTACATCTGGATTGTGGCTAACGCTTGATGGATTATATTTTGCTACCGTTGGAACTCCAGAAACGCTGCCGTTAATAAAAACGGGAGTTCCAGTAGGAAGAGAAACGCCTGATACATTTCTAACTGATGAAGAAACTCCAGTCATTCCAAGTGGAGGTAATATATTATTTAAAGCATCTACTAGCAACTTAAAATCTCCATGCACGTTTACTGGGTCTGATGCAAGAGGATATGTCATGTTAGGATAGTTAGATGATGAGTTAGGCATAATCTTTATTATACCACCCTCTAAAGTTGACTTTTGATAAAATTTTGTGTTATACTTGGTAGTAGACACCTACCAGGGTGTTATTGTTTTCTAAGGAGGAAACTATGATTAAATTTATCGAAAGAAACAAAGAGATCATTAGCACACTCAGTATCGTGGCACTTGTCAGTGTATTTTCTAATACTGCCAATGCTGCAACGGATCTTAATACAAAGAACAATCTTAGTCTTGAACAGGCTCAGACATCGGAAACTACCTCGAAAGAGGTTTTTTTGGTTTCTAAGGCAAAAAAGTTAGAGAGTTTTGAAAATAAAACATCTCTTACAGATCTAGAACTAAAAGAACTGCTATCTCTAGTTGGCTTCAAGGGTAAAGACCTTGTTGTTGCTTGGGCGGTAGCAAAAAAGGAGTCTAATGGGCGACCATTGGCCTACAACGGCAACCATAAGACAGGTGACTCATCTTATGGAATGTTCCAAATCAATATGATTGACGACCTTGGTCCTGATCGTAGAACCAAGTTTGATATTGAGTCAAATGCTGAACTGTTCAATCCCGTAAAGAATGCAGAGATTGCATACTATATGACAAGCGGTGGTGATGATTGGTCTTCTTGGAAGGGCATAACTCCAAGAACAAAAATGTGGATGGCTAAATTCCCTAAGTAATATATCAAAAGGCACTCATTAGGTTTACAAAAATCTTTTGGGTGCCTTTTGCTTTAGCAATTTTCTATTAGTCTACCAGATAAGAAATTAACACCAGCAAACTCTTCATACTCTGACAAGGATCTTTCTGTTCCTAGATATCCGTCCCCTATCATTTCTTCTAGCAATATTCTGTAGACTAGACTCTGAGATTTAGCATTCATCTCATCAAACTCTTTTGGAAAATCATGCCAAAATATCTTTCTTCTATTAATGCTAGGCTTCTCATGATTATAGTAAAGGTGATAGAGATATTGCTTATCTGGAATCACTAGATCATACCCGTGAGTGTATGCTCTTACTGCCATAATTATCTCTTCTCCCCAAAATGCCATGTCTTTGTTTGGTGGCATAAAAGGTCCTACCGTAAAAAGTGAGCCAGCAGATATAGACCTTGTGAATATACTGCCTTCACTTGGCATTGCTGTCTGTGATGGAATTCTACGTAACTTAAAATCTTCTGGGTTTTGGTGAAAACTTATGATAGTCCTATAGTTGGGGTCAAATAAGTCTGTCTCTACGTCTGTAAATGTTTCGTCTGTATACCAGTAATTTGCTGGGTACATTGTTAATAGAGGTTTTTCAATTCCATTACTTTGATAATTTAAAACTGAATTAATAGCAATTTCATCCCAATTCTCTACAAACCTTGAATGGGAGTCGCACTGAAAATAATAATCCTCATTATCATAAAACTGATGGGCAAGATATCTTCCAATTCCAACACCTACATTTTCTGGAGCCTTGCTTGTTATATATTTTATATTTGGAAGTTCTGGCAAAGATATTTCAGACTCTTCTATATAGGATACATGAATTCCAAAATTTAACTTATGTTTGCCAGACGCTTGTTTTATTGCGTTTAAAATTGTTGGAGAAAGTTCTGGATCTCTATATGATGATATCTGTATAAAGATGCTTGCCATACTACCATTTACCTATTGGGCATTCTGCCTTTTCTATTTTTGTTTTTATAGCCATAAAGCAGCCACATTTTTTACACTGGTTTGTTAACTTAATTAGTTCTGGACAGGCTTGACAAATTGAAAACCTTTTATCTGATATAGACTCATCAACCCACTCAGTTTTTGGATTAATAATATCCATTGGGCTTACGGCAGACTTCTTATTATTTTCTATTATTTCTTTTATTTTATCTATTCTGCTTGACATAATTATATTATACACTAACCCCTGGGGTTTTGGCTAAATCTGTCTTGCTAGTAATAAAGGATGTTAAAGTGTATCTATTTCCAGAAATTACATCTAAGACCTTATGAACCCTATCTCCTGGGTGGCAGATAAGCATCCCAACCTCTGGCTTAATCTTTGTGTTAGAGTCTGTGTACAGAAGTTCTCCTCCTTCAAAATTATCATTTAAATATATAACAACTCCATAATGGGTATTTGGTGAGCCAGAGTTATCTGAGTGCTCTTCCCAAAAAGAATCCTTGTCTGTTCTATGTATCATCCTGATCATTTGAACATATAGATTTTTATCAAAAAGTTCAGAAACTCTTTTATTTATATCTATCATTATCTTATGATTTTTTGATGGAAGTATATAGATTCCAGTATCTGCATGTTGTGGTCTCCAAGAGTTAGAAACTTCTGCCTCTTCTAAAAGAATCTGGCACTCTTCTCTTGTTAAAAAGTTTTTAATAATCACTGTAACTACTTATTGTGAATTAAAATACCACTTACAAAGAACCAGTCATAAGGCTCACAAGACAACTGGTAAACAGTTACAACTTCATCAGTGAAGTGTTCAATGCTTGTAACAGGAACTTCAACCTTTTCGCCTTCTGAGTTGATAACAATTAGGCTATCTCCAACAGCAACATAGTATGCTTCCTTAATCTTGTATTCTCCTTCTGGAGTCTTAACAAACATTGGCTGAGTAAATGTTAGTCTAATGTCTGCATTACCGTTAAAGCAAATGATATCTGACTCTTCAACTGAATCAAGAGCAGTAATAGTTGTTTCAACTAAATCACCAGTTGTAAGACTTGATGATGTCCAAGCATACTTTTGCCAGTCTGGTTCTGAAGGATCGAGTTCTGTAATTGGTGCTGACCAAATTACGTCACCTACCTGAAGGTTCTTAACTGGGATTTGACCGTTAGGTGTGTCAACTAGAGTATTCTCTTCAACACATGGTGGTCCAAACCAAGGAATGATTGGGGCGAACGATGGGAAGTAAGGTGGGAAGAATGGGAAGAATGGGAAGTAAGGTGGCGCTGCGGTAGTTGCTTCTGTTGTAGTAACAGGTGCAGCCGTAGTTGTTGCAGCAGTAGTTGTTGCAGCAGTAGTTGTTGCAGGTGCAGCGGTAGTAGTTACTTCTGGGCATGTGTAAGACTCTGCTCCAGTACAAGGGTTTACATAGATAGGGACGCTTCTTCCACAAGAAGATCTGTATTCGTTATAAGAAAATACTGGGGTACAATTTGATGCTGCTGTGGTTGTAGTTGTAGCAGCAGTTGTGGCAGCAGTAGTTGCTGCTGTTGTGGCAGCAGTTGTTGCTCCACCGCAACATGACCATCCATTAGGAACTGAGTATTGTGAAGAGTTACCTAGGTAAGTAAGTCCAAGTTCTTGACAAGTAATTGATACAGGGTTGGTAGACTGTCCTGGACATGCTGCTGTTGTAGAAGCAGTAGTTGAAGCGGTTGTTGCTGCTGTAGTTGATGCTGTTGTGGCAGCGGTAGTCGCTGCTGTAGTTGCAGCGGTAGTTACAGGAGCACATGCTGACGGAATTCCTAGAATTGCAATAATCTCTGAAGAAGTCAAAGATCCATTTGCGGTTATTCCTTCATTGCTGCTTAATCCAGAACCTGTTGGTGCTGTTCCATATCCTCCAGAATAGTTACCGCTAAATCCATTACATGTTACATAAATGTTATAACTTATTGGGGCAGCAGTTGTTCCTGTTGTAGCAGTAGTTGCTCCGCCACAGCACTGCCATGTTGAAGGAACTGAGTATGTAGAAGAATTACCAAGATACTCTAGCCCAAGTTCAGCACATGTTATTGATGCAGGGTTAGTAGCCTGACCTGGACATGAAGCAAGTGTTGCTGATGTTGTTCCAGAAGTTGTTGCCTCTGTTGTTCCAGAAGTTGTTCCACCTGTAGTTGGGGCAGTTGTTGAACAGTTAGGTGCTGTAGGATACGATGTTCCGTAGGCTACAGTAACGTTTGTTTCACCAGTTTGTGATTGTGTACAGAATGATGATAAAGCATCTCTAGCATTTGCTTCTGAAGAAACACTGCTTCCACGAATTATAGTTCCATCACAACATCCAATTGCATACCAACCACTAACTGGTGCTTGAGTTGCTTGGGTTGTTGCTTCAGTTGTAGCCTGTGTTGCTTGTGTTGTTCCCTGAGTTGTTGCTTGGGTTGTAGCCTGTGTCGTAGCAGCAGTTGTTGCTGCTGTTGTAGCAGCGGTAGTCGCAGCAGTTGTTGCTTCTGTTGTACCTGATGAAGAACCTTCATAGATATCTCCATAAGCGATCCAATTATTTGTACCAACCTTCATTAAGGTGACTTGTCCATATTGAGAGTCAATAAAAAGTTGTGAGTTCTTGCTATTAACAGTTACTCCAGACGCTGGTTCAAAAGTTGTAACTCCTTCGCCAACCTCAAGCAAGTGATATTTATATCCAACTGGAATTGCTACTGAAGCATTTGATGGAACAGTTAAAGTCATTGTTGTTGGTGTTGAAAGAAGAACTGTTTTGTTTGCATCTTCAACAGATAAAGTAAAACTAGTAGATTTTGTAGTAACAGAACTGTCAATTTCAAACTGTTCTGAAACTGTATTCCAAACAATTCCAAACCCTGCAAGAGATGACTGATCTACTACAGCGGTATCTACTCTATTATCTACATAAGATTTTGTGGCAAGAAGTGAAGTGTCTGCAATACCGTGAATGTTTGTAGTATCTGATTGGTGAGCAGCAAGTGCTGCTGTAGATGCAGTTTCGTGTGCAGCAAGTGCTGCTGTTGCAGCAGTGTCTGCATCAACTAAATTTTGAAGGTACTTTGCAATTGATGGGCTTACAAGATTAGCCTTGTTTGTGTTTGAGCCATCATACTCGTATGATCCATAGTGATAAAGTCTAAGCGCTGCTTGAATATCTGCTGCATCTGATAAACCTGGCACTTTGGCATTGAAAAGTCCACTACCGTTGACGGTATTATCAATATTTTCTGCTGCCACTATAAATCACCCTTTTTCATTATACCACTGTAATAAAAAGATGAATCATTTTTTCACCAGACATAGGTGCCCAGGTTCCATCTTTATATTCTACTCCTTGTATTTCAAGTGGTAGGGCCAAAAAGCCCTGTGTAGTGATTAAGTCTTTAACTATTAGGTTTGTAGCAAGTGGTCCAGATAGGGATGAAGAAGATATCGAGTATTGTATATTAAATCTTGAAGAACTTACAGTTCCTTCTTCTATGTCATATATATCTGTTACATTAATTGGAGGTATTGTAATTTTTCCATTTACTGGAGTAAGAGGACCCTTTTTTTCTGAATAAAAATTTGTTTTTAAACTAACGATTGGCGTCCATTGAGGATTTCCACTTGGAGTTGCTACATATTGAAAAACTGTCTTGTATGTTGGAGAACTTGGACTGTAATCAATAGCAATATCTAAAACTTGCTCTTCTTGAGTAATTGAGTTTGCAACAGTTGTATTTCTTGGATCTCCTTGAACACCAATAATTAAACTTCCACGATCTCCCGTTGGTCCAAAATCTAAATCAAGACTAATCGTTTCTGGTCCACCAAAAACTGTAAGGTCGTCATTAGATAATAGGATGTCTGCCAATTTTATGCTCCAGTTACCTGATCAGTTATTGTTATTTTGCCAGTAAGAAGAGTATGTACTAAGGAATATTGACCAGTGCCTGCAGCACCTGCTGGTTTTACAACCTCAACGTCATAGACATATTCTGTTCCAGCAACAAGGGTAGTGGAGTCTGTTGGTCTAATTGCACACTGAACAAAAGTGCCATCATCTGATATTCTTGCAAAACAATCAACTTGCTCTCCATCAGAACCTCTAACGTTGGCAATTGTAAACCTTGCACTATCGTATGGAGCAACTGTATCAGTTACATCGTCTATTGTGCTAGATGTATTTGTGGCAATTTTATAAGATGAAAGTTCAAAAACAGTCCCATCATTTTTTTTAGGGTATATGCGAAATTCAAAGGTGTCACCCTTATAGTAATTAAAGTCATAGGTCGCTGGAAATGCCATGGTTTTATTATACCACGCTGACATATATAGAATTAAGAATTACGGATGCATCAAAGTCTGTTCTGATTTGAGGAATTGCCCCATTGGTCCACATAGACTTATCCTCTATAAAGATCTGCTGTGTGGCAGATAGGTTATAAGTATTTTGATATTTGAGAGACCCTATAAATTGAACAAACTCTTTATCTTTCTTTGCAAAATAGGTTCTTAGCCAAACCTCTGTATTTGCTGTATATGTTGTTAGTTCAAAGTTGTATGTTATAAATACTTGTGCTCCCTCTTTTATACCGTGGAAGTTTAAGGCTCTTGCATTACTATTCCATAGACTTGTACAGTTTTTTGGAAGATACATTTCGTTTTGTGCTTTATCTTTTGTATCTAATATTAAAGTAACCCAGCCGTCATCTCCTTGAGATATTCCAAGTCTGGTCTGTTTATCGATAGTGTTGACATAGGATGCCCAACCTGCTTGCTGTCCTGAAGACGATAAAGAACTTGCTCCTGCTGGACCTCTTTCACCCTTTGGACCACTTGGACCTTCTGGCCCTTGAGGACCTACAGATCCATCTCTTCCATCTTTGCCTTGCGGTCCTGGAGGACCTTCTGGTCCAGGAACTGGAATAAAGTTTATTCCTGTATCTGATATTGGAGAGGTTTGTGCTTGCTCTACTTGTGCAGCATAGGAAGATTTTTTTGCACCTGGAAAGTCCATAGATTTAGAAGTAGCCATAAAAGCATTATCTCACGTTTTTATTTATTTACTTTAAAGGTTTTATTTTTAATTTTAATTACTGCTGGAAGTTCTGGCCTTGGGGTTGTAACTTTTACTACTGACATTATAGACTTCCTGTAATATCGCCAATAACAGAAATAGTTCCAATTAATGGTGTCCAGACTGTTGAATTATCTATTGTTACTTGTAGGTCAAAAGTTAATTCTGTAACTATTGTTTTATATCCAAGACCCCAGTTGGAAGTTAAAGAAGCAGGAGCCAGAATATCAACATAGCCATTTCCTGGGGTAACAGTTAATTCATCAAGAACATCAGACTGAGGATCATATGAGGTAGCCTCAAACTCCCAATCAGATATATCAAAATATGTTACTTCGTCATCTTCTAAAAATTCAACACGTAGTGGAGAGGTATCGCCTCTAACAATTTGCCATTTAATTCTGGCTGGATCTGCTCCAAAAACTTCTGGTCCACATATAGTCATAATACTTGATTATACCATAAAAAATGACTAATACCAAGGTTGGTGGGTATAGGACAAACCAAGGTATTAGCCAATAATAAATTATACCATAATAGACAAAACGGACATTGATATTAAAAGTTATCAAATTGTTATAATAGAGAATGTCCGATTTGTTACCATAAGTCTGTATTAGCCAGGTATTCGATAGTGTATACTTTAAATATATAAGAAAAAAGAACTATCTTTATAGTTTTAAAAACTATCTTTATATATAGTATATATAGTTACTTAGATTTAGCAATATACTCAATAAGAATATCATACATGTGATCTAGTTTCCGATCCATTTCTTTTCTCTTGGCATCTGCTTCATTGGCACGGACTTCAAGCCTATTCATTTGGTCTTTGACACTTGATCCACCATTGGTTTTAAGTTCGCTGAGATAGTGTTTCACTAGCCACTTGATAGCAAAAGCGATTGATGATACAATTGTAAGTATTGCTACGATTAACGAAGCCCAGTCTTGGATTGTCATAACTAGTTTATTATAAGGGGTATTTTACAAAAATGAAAACAGACATACTAGACACATTGCAGTATTCTAAGAATTTAATTATATCCCCCGACATGGATGGTTTTATGACCGCAAAATTATTAGAGCGTTTTAACGGTTCGAAAATAGTAGGTTCATATGATAAAAATATTTTATGTCTCGCCGATGGGATCAATCCAGAAGAATGTTTATTCGTCGATTGCGACATGAATCGACAAGAGTATGTTTCTCTTGGCAACCATATGCGACTCCTGGAAGATAATATGTCAGTCGAGTCGTTTAATCCAAATGTGCACTTTGGCGTTTCGACATATAGCGACAAGTTTCCTTTCGCAACCGCTTTTTTAATTTCGTTCGCAATAGAGGCTGATCTTTCCGAGCAAGACCTTATACGCATGGCTTTCGCTGATTCAACTCTCAAGAACATGGAGAAATACAGCGATAACATGCGAAACTGGTCAACACGGATGGAACATACTGCAACAAAGTACATAATAGACAATTCGGACATTGCAAGAAAGAATGATGCACAAGCAAGGTTTGATTATGTTGATCAATCATTTACATCAAAAAGATACGGCAAGGAACGATATCTGGATACCCTAAATAAGGCCCTAGAAGGGCAGGGGATGAAGTTTGAGCCACTAACTAGGGGTAACAAGTACATATGCGACAAAGTTGGTAAAGAAACCCTTATAAGGTATAATAGAGATATCATATCTTACGCAGAAATATTTACAGGAGAATATTCTGTTACTTACGACCAAGAAAAGGAATGGACATGACAAAAGATGAATCAGTAGTATTGATGCTATCTAGCATTAATGAAGATAATAGAGAAATGTGTTTGAATAATGGCATGAGCGAAGCAGATACAGAGTCTCAGATTGCACAGAGCCAGCCAAGCCTACAACTTATTCTTAGCAATATGTATGACCGTATGAATGCTGCTGGAATAATTGCCTAAATATTACTATAGGCCAATTCTGGAGAAAGTCAAAGAAGCATATCTAGCCAATGCTCAAGTTGAGTATGAAACCAATGTAGATATTGAGGCAGATGTTGTTTTATTTATTGAAGCAGCCAGCGAAGAAGAGGCTCATAGCGCCAAAATTGGTTTTATAGATATTCGTATGTGGGAATTGTACCAAACCGAAGAATAAGGTTTAGCGTTCTTTCCTTGGAAACAAGAAAGCAAACGATGTGGCAACATACTTTGTTCCGCTGACAATTGGAGTTGTTCCATGAGCAAACTCTTCAGTTGCGCCGTGAATTACTAGATCGCCAGATTGTGGACGATAAGTTATATTCTTTTCTGGATAGTAAAGTTCTCCGCCTTCGAAGTTGTCGTTGATATACAATACCAAACCCCAATCAGATTCTATTGGGCAATATACGCTTGTATCTTGGTGTGGAGGAAATACATCACCAATTTCATATTTCATAATATTCATAATTGGAAGAGGACTATACAAACCATCAAATAGTGGATTAAAGTCTATGTCAGAAATGCTAAGTCCTTTGCCGACAATATCAATAAGTCTGTTATCCATCATTTTAGGATTTGGGTTTGTTGCATCGACTCTTAGCGTATTGCTTTTGTTTTCTTCCAAGAAAGCCATAACTTCTTTTACCTGATCTTGCGATATAAAATCGCTAATAACATATATGCCAGGAATTACTTCTTCGAGTCTTGGATGCTTAGGTGTTGCTCGGATTTTATAATCCCAATCCTTTTTAAACTTTTCATTTATCTTAAGATGCGTGTTGTCGCAAAATGGATATTTAGAAGAATAGCCACATATGCATCGTGTCTTATCTGTTTTTCTATATCCGCCTTCTACATCAAGATGTTCCATAGTTATGCCATGTTTCTTATGAATTGGGCTATCTCATGTGATTCGTTATGATATTTACCGTGAAATTTTGACTCAACCTGAAGTGCAATATGGTTTCTAAGTTTTTGTTCTATCTGAAATAGCAAAACCGCTTGTGCTTGTTCTGGAGTTAACTTCTGATCTTCGTTATTCATGCTTGCAACTACAATCTTTGCAACATGTTTCTGAAAATAATTTTACAGCCAACGATGTATCATCTGGTCTACCCAGATCATCCCAAAAAGCATCTCTACCCATATTGTCTGTTACAGGCATAGGGTTAGATTCGAATAAAAATTCTTCGTCCCAGGCATTTTCAAGATTGTCTAGGATACCCATTTTATTCCTCTGTTGGCTGTGGCTTTGATGTATGTGGATCTGGGCAAGTGCAACCAGCACAACATCCTGTGAATGTGTTTTCAGTCATGTGTCCATTATAGCACAATTCTGAAAAAAATTGTAAAACCCAAATAGCCTAAAATCTGAATATTTTGTCCAGATGTATGATACATAATATACAATAAAAAACCATAAAAAAATAGTGTGCCCATAATAGACACACTATCGATCCCTCACCTGTTAGATTTTGGGTGCGCTACCCTGTATCCAGCCACTGTGTATCCCCACTAGTGGAGCATCTATACACACTGCCTGTCCCTGGTGGAGAGTGGCCTTATATACCTCGATGAACTCTAGGAGATGTTCCTTGTTATCGAAATTCATTTCTTTTGTTGCACCTGATGTGCTTGTTAGTGTTACTTTCATTTAATTCTCCTTAGTAGAGCATAGACATTTGTTTATTGTTATTGTGTTACCCTGCTGGATAACGGTTGCTAGTGTAT